GCCAGCGTCATCGGCGTGTCCATTTCAACGGCGCCGTTGGTCTGGTTGATGATCTGCTCAACCACCGCCAAGATATCGTTGTAGACCTCATTCGCGGTCGCAGCCGGCGATCCGGCATTGAACCATGCCGTACCGCCCCATGCCTTGAGCGCCGGTGTCAGGAACGCGGACAGGTAGGGGTTGTTGATGAGGCCATAATTCTGCAGCCCGGAAATCCCGAAGGCGTACCCCAGATTGCCGAACCGGTTCAGGAGGCCGGATGCCGCTTGCGTGAGCTCGCCGACGTAATTGATCCGCATCAGGCCGGCGCGCTCCGTCTCCCGCTCGCCGTAGTTGACGAAGGTCTGGAACAGATACGACTGAAGCTGCGGGTAGTTGAAGTTGATCCCGGTCCGGCCGTTGTTCGAATAATCGTCGTAGCTGGAAACCTCGCCGTTCTCCTCGATCACCGGGAAGATGTAGGTCTCCATCAGCCAGTCGCCGACCTTCCGCTCCCCGCCGAGGATCTTGGCGATCTGGAGCGGCGCGAACACGAACTTGATGACGTCCGGGCTGATTCCGGTGGTGAGCATCGCCGGCAGCGCCGAGTTCGGGTCCGTACCCAAGGTGCCCGCGGCGTCCATAGCCAGTTGGTTCAGCGACTTCTCCCCGGTCGAGTTCCGCCATTCGTCCGGGATGAACATTCGGGCGCCGTCGAAAATGACGCCACCGTCATACCGATAGATGTCCTTCACCGCATTCCATTCGGCGATTGCTTGGTTCCGGTCCATCTGAAGTCACTCCTGGATTTTCAAAGGTGTCGGGTTATTCGGAGGCAACCCTATCAGTTGCCGCCGGCGTCCTTGAACGAACTGATCTTGACGGGCTCGCCGACCAGGCCGGTCGATCGCGCATAGAATTGGGTCTCAACCGCGAGGCTGGCAGTGATCGTGCCGGAGCCGACCGTCGCGTTGTTGTTGACCACCATGGTTCCGCCTGTGCCGCCGCTGCCGGCGATGTTGGCCGTGATGATGGTGGTGGTGAGAATGGCGGGGCCGGAACCGCCGGTCAGGACGTCACCGATCGCGAATGTCCCGGTCGCGGTACCGATCGTCAGGATGCCATAGGTCCCGGAAATGGTCTCCGAAACCGTGGTGATCTCGCCGGTATTCAGCAGATATGTACCGACGCCGAGCGGCGTGCCGCTCAACTGCGACACGATCTGCGGGGCCGGGGCGGTCGGGATGTTCGTGCCGGAAACCGATCCGCCGACCACCACGTTGCCGGAACCGACCGCCGTGACGGTCATGATGTTGCCGGAAATCGACCCGGTGACGGAGAAGGTGGCCGCCGCGATGCTGCTGGCGGTCGCCGATGCGCCGCCGAAAATCGTCCCGGCCGCCGCGAACGCGACCTTTCCCGTCGCGACGTAGGCAAAGGCCTTCTGGCCGTATTCCGCCTCGGTGGTGCCGTCGTTCTGCGCAGCGAAGTCGCCGGCGATCTGCAGCGCGGTCTGTGCGCCGGGCGCCACCTGCATGCCGGCGTTCGACAGGAACGTCGTATTCAGCGCCTGCTGGTTGAGCATCAGGAACCCGTTCGGCGGTCCGTTGCCGAAGCTGTTCGCGATCGTCGGGCCACCGTTCGGATCAAGCGGCGCCGTCACCCATGCGAAACGGCCGACGAACAGCGATGATCCCGAAACCAGACCGCCGGGGCCGGCATCGAAGCTGAAGATCGGGTTTTGGCTCGTGCGCGAGCCAGCCAGAAAGGCTGCAGGTTGCACGGCCACCTGAGTCTGGAATCCTTGATTCGGCATAATTAGGTTTCCTTCGCGTGTGAGTAGGAAAGCCCTTTATTCCAGGGTGGATTCCCTTTTTGGAATTGAGTGGCTGGCGAAATGTTTTTCGGCTGGCGCGCGCGAGCTTCCGCGTCCTTCATGGCTTACCTTACAGCGTGGTGCTGATGTTGGCGAAGTGGGGCGATAGGCTCAGCGCCTTCGCCCGGGCCGACGAGTCCATGGCGAGCTCGGGGCCACTGTGGTGGTCGGACACCCTGGCGCCGGGCTTGGGCAGCGTCTTCAGGATCGGGAGCAGCGCGTCGGCGTGCAGCGTCTTGGCACCCTCGACGTTCTTCATCACCAGCGCATGGCGGTAAACGTCGGCGGCGGTATCGAACGCCATGGAGGCCGGGAGGTCGCCGGTCCAGGGATGGACCTCGGCAATCGCGGCGCGCACCCCGCGCTCGTTGTCCCTGACCTTTGTCAGTTCCTTCTGGAACGTGTCGGCCTGAGCCTTCAGGGCGGCGTCCATCGCCGGCTTGCTGACCATGTCCTTCATTTCGGCGTCCTTCGCTGCGAGGGCGGCATCCTTGGCCGCCTTCTCTTCCTTTTCCTTGGCCTCACGCTTGGCCTTGTCTTCGTCGGATTCCTCGGAATCCAAAGCCGGCTTCGGCATCATGTCGCACGCCTTCATGATGTCGTCCTCGCCCATGCCCTTTTCCCGGAGGAAATTCTTGAACGGCTCCGCGTCGAAACCCTTCTCGCCGGGATCCTTGCGGGGCTCCGTCACATCAAGCGGGCCGACTGTGGCCGCACTCTCCATCTCCTCGGATTTCTCCTTGGGAGCTTCCTCATCGACGCCGGCGGCCATGTTCTCGTTGAATGCGTCGATCGCCTTCGCGAAATTCTGCATGCTGCCGTCCAGGGCGAGGCCCTTCCGCAGCTTGCCGTCCACCGCGGCGCGCACCCCGGCCAGTAGCTTGTCCCGGTTGCCCTTGAAATTCTTGGTGGTGAGCGGGGCGAAGAGATCCTTCGGCAGCGTCACCTTCTGGTCCATCGCCAGAAGCGGCGCAATCGCGGCTGCGGTGATCGAGAGCGTCATCGCGCCGAAACGGGTTGCCTTCGCCATGCGGTTCTCCTGCGGGTTCAAAAGCGATTCATCAAGACCGAGGGCCTTGAGCGCGTCTTTTGGGCTCGAAAACTTTCCCCGCAAGGCGTCTCGAAGAGCGGTCATTTATCTAAAAGCCTGTTTGATCGCCAATTTCGAGCGAATATGTGCCTCATTTTCTGGTGATGTGCAAGGACTACCGAATTTCTAGGTTGGATAAGCCCTTGAATTTGTATATAATTTTCCACAAATTTAGAACCAAACGCAATCTATGGACGGATTGCCAAGATAGCGGCCTCGACAGCCGACCATTCCGAAGCGAACGGGTCGGAATCTGTGACGACGATATCGTCACCCTGACGACCGTCCTCGACGATACTTAAATGGTTGAACGAAATTTTGCGCATGACTCCGTGATAATCCTCCCCCTTGAAGGTGCCGGGAGTCATGTCAGCGGTATATTTGTAACCCGGGCTCAGCATCTTCTTTTTGCCGGACTTAACGTCAGCGATATCGGCCGCAGGCCAAAAGGTAAGGCCGTTTTGGACATACGGGTCGTTCCAGACGGCCTTGGTGCCGACTGCCCCGATAACATCCCATGGCTGGTGATCTTCGGCGCTGATCGGAATGTGCTTGCGCAAAATCTGAATGCCGTTCGCCGTAGGCGTTGCATTCTCCAACTCATCCGGATCTCGTAGAAGTTGATAAACCTCTTCCGGATCGAGGCCCAATGCTTGCCAATTTGGGATTTCCGCACCGCGATACGGCGATACGCAGGCCTTGCAGATATTGGCGACGTCAACATGCATGCGGCCTTCATTGTCGATATCACGCACCGACGCTCGATCTAGCGCGATCAGGAGAGACGAGTCAGTCGGGTCCAAGCTCATCAGGACGGCCTTCCGTGAGCCGGGGAAAGGATCAAGGCGTTCATCGCGGCCTGGCCGGCGATCATCGCGCGGTTGATCTGTTGCTGCGATGCGGTGCCGTCCCGGAGCGCGACGGCGTCATCATCCCCGAGCCCGACTGCCTCGGGATCAGCCCAGAAATACCATGGCTCCATTTGCTTGATCGGCATCGGGAGGCGGGATTTTAGTTCTGCTGATGCGCTCATGTTGCGCATTTACCACGCGCGCGGCGAAAGCGCAAAAGGTTCGCCCGCCCTCCGTAGGGACCGTGAGGCGGGCGATGGTCGCAGATGGAGGATAGAGCCTAGACCCGTTGCAAGGTCGACCGACCCCTAATCCCGCTTCGGCCGCAGCACAAGCTCATAGCCGAGCACAGCCGCCCACTTCTCCACCTTGGCGAAAGAAATATCGCTCTGGTCCATCTCGCACCGCCGCAATGTCCGGAACCCGACGCCCGCGCGCTCCGCAACAATCCGGGAGCTCAGCTTCCATGCCACACGGGCCTTGATCAGTTTATCAATGATCGGCGACGGGTGGTCGATGCGCGCTGTTCTGTGGAAACGGCCGAAGTGGCTGCCGCGGGGAATGGTCGGAATGGCATCGGTTATCGTCATATTCGAGCCCGCGCCTTCCGATCTTCATCCTCGTAACGCCAACCGCAGCGCATCCAATTCGCCATGTCTGGATCAATCGTCTCGCGAATATAACTGATGGGAAAACCAGCCCGCCGCACGCCGCGCCCCTCCTCGACCAAGGATTCTCGGACACGCCACATCTTTTTCATGAGAAGCCCTTGACGATTGATTTGCTCGTGCAACGACATCGCGGGAGCTGGCCTGGGAAGATGAATCGATTGACCTTCGGGTCTGGATCAAACCAGCCGGTCGCGATGTCGTATGGCTTCCCGCTATTCGCGAGGTGCGTCACCCTCGGGGCCTTCCCGGCGTGTGAGTGGAGCCAGATTGCCTTTTCAATTCCGGCCTCTTGCTGCCGAACCCGGGTGAATACCGCTGTCGATTTGTTGTTCTGGTCCAAGCTGATGAACGCCGCGCGCCGTTTCGTGATCCCGTACCGCTGCTCAAGATCCTTGGCGAGCGTTCCGAGATCGCGGCCGGCGGCAACCGAGCGCTGCACCATGCCTTGGACTTCGGAGTGATACTGCGAGGCAATCGACTTGATGAGCCCGACTTGTTCGGCAACCGTCGCATCGAACACGTCGCGCATCGCCGGCGTCATCTTGAACTCGACCGTCATCCCGGCATCTTTGAGTATCTTCTTGAGCGAGGCCGACGACATGGCGGAAGTCGATTTGGCGAACCACCGCGCCAGTTTGGGCGCAGCCTCATCAATCCGCGATTGCCACCGCTTGCCGAGTTGCGACATTTCCCGTTCCAGCGCCTTGGCCGGGGTTTCGTCCTGGGCCATGCGGGGTGGCGTCTCCCGGTACTGCGCCTTGATGAAATAGACGTAGGAGCGCTGCATTGCCTCGACGATAGCCTCAAGCTTGGCGCGGTATGCTGCAGCGATTCCGCTGTTCGGGTGAACAGGCTTGAGGATTTTTTCGCCCTTGCGCTTCACGGTCAGATGAATCCCTTATCCCGCGCCAGCCATTCCGGCATCGTAAATGTCCCGTCGCCGTTGTCTTCCGCCTGCGACTTCGGCACCCATTCGGTTTTTGAACCGTCGAACAGGCGCCAAGCCTTGTCGGTCTCGACTTTGATCTCATCGGCGATGTCGATCAATTGAGGCTTGCTCATTACTTCGGCTCCTCGATCCACGTCCGCCGGCAGACCTCGCACTGCCATTGCGCCGGCTTCACGGCCTCGACCAGAAACGCAGATCGCTTGGCCCACTTGTTCAGAGGACATTCGCACGTCGGGGCATGGAGTTTAAGCCACTCCCGCCGGCTGCGAATGTTCTCCATCATCAGATAGGCAGTCTTGCTCATGCCGCCGCAGCCTTACATCGTTTCGATGAGATCGGCCAATTTTCCCAGCTGGGCGGGCGTCAGCTTCATGCAGGACCGAATCATCCTGGCGTTCATCGGCCTGCCCATGAATGTCAGCAGCTCGGCGGTCTCGCCGTTCATCGCCGGCGAATCGCCATCGACCCCGAGCAGATCGTTCGTTGTCACGCCGAGGTAGGCCGCGATTCGGGTCAGGCGGTCGGCGCCGCAGCGGTTGATGCCCCTCTCCATCTTCTGGATCATCTGAAAGCTGATGCCGAGATGATCGCCGAGATCGGTTTGGTTCAGCTTCTTGGCGACCCGGTAGAACCTGATTCGCTCCCCGATGGCCTTATCGCCTGCCGTTGCAGTTCGCGGGCCCGTCTTGGGTTTTTTCGCCATTTCCGTCATCCTCTGTCAGTTGCAATCCGATAATCATACACATTTCGTGATCGAATAATAGACATTTTTCCATAAATCTTTGCTGCGCCGTATTGACGTAGACGAAACCTCGCGCCATATTGGCGTAGTTGGTTCCAAGAAAACGAGAGGTTCCCAAATGTCCATCATTCGCAAGATTGCCTTTTTCGCCATCCTGAGCGCCATTTCCGTGGTTGGCTCCGGGTATCTGGTGCTGGCTACTGTCGGCCTGATCTGAGGGATAAATAAAAATGAAATTCAACACCTCACCAAAGACAGTTCAAGAACTTCGCGCCATCCTTGCCGAGCGGAAGCCCTACACCGATGCAAGCGGTCATGACCGCGATCGACCGAACCGAGGAGCGCGCGCGGATGGCGGCTGGGTCCCATCATGTCGGCGCGGTTGGCAAGCGGATCGAGCTCGCCGTGACGGTCGAACGGGTCGCTGAGTTTCCCCGCGCGAAGTACGGAGCGCCCTGGATCGAGGAGATGTTCGCGATCGTGACGATGCGGGATGAGGCCGGAAACGCGATCGTCAGCAAGTCCGCTTCGTTCTGGTCAGAAAAGGGCCGGACGTTCACGATCCGGGCGACCGTCAAGGAGCACACGGCTTACAACGGCGAAAAGCAGACCATTGTTCAGCGGTGCAATGTAAAGGAAACGGCATAATGCGAATCTGCATCCAAGACGCCTCCCGCGAATTTCTGGAGGGAATGGCGAAGTCTATGGCCCGCACGATCGACGCCGGCCAGACACATAACTCCGAGGGCGCCGATTTGCGCGATCTGCTGGATCAAGTCATCCGGCAGATACCGGAGGCACCGGAATATTTCATCGAACACAGGAGGGATTAGATCGAAATGACCCCGCTACAGTACAAAGCCTGCCTGAAGCGTCACGATATCAAGATCGTGCGCGCCGGGGAGTATTTCGGCGTCAGCCGCCGGCAGGCGCAACGAATCGCCAGCGAGGGGCCGATCCCGAAACTTGTCGCGTTCGTGCTGAATCTGATGGACGACGGAAAGATCAAAAAGGAGGACCTGCTTTGATTCCATTCCATAGGCGCCGCCACGCAAAAGGAATCAGTGATGCCGAAATGCTGCTAGCCTTCTTAGTTGGGATGGTGATCGGAGCTATCACCTTTGCCCTTCTGTTTGTGACGTGGCTCGCTCTTGGAATGCCCCAATGATGCGCCCGGCGTCGTAATCTCACACCAAAAGCAAAAGCAGTTCCGTCTCGTCATCGTCCATAAATGCTGAATGCAGTTCTCCGGAAACAATCGGGAAACCAAATTCGATCCCGGCCATTACTGAAACCTCGACCGGGGCCGGGCCCGGGGTCGAAACCTGATCCTGCGCCGGGATAAGCGGCGGGGAGACGATCGGCGGCCGGCGCTTCACGGCGGGGATACGTCGTGGCGGCGGCTCCGGGGTCAGAACTTGGGGGGCCGGGCCGATCTCAATCCGGCCGGCGCCCTCAAACGCCGGTAGAACGATCTCAAGCTGGCCTCGGGCCTCCGGCCGTAGCCAATTGTAAAACATGCCGCCGACCGGCGCGGCCTCCGGGACATAGGTTCCGGAAACGGTATCCCTCGCCGCCGCGGCCTCGGTGATGCCCTCTGCGTAAATATTGCCGAGCGACGGACTGGCTTGTGCGGATCCGGCTTCGGTGACCGTCTCATGGAATATGGCGCGCGCTGAAGGCGATGCTGCGGCAGCGGCAGCCTCGGCCACCGAATCGATTGCGATCGCATGATCGCCTGCTACGTCAGAAGCGGACGCAGCCTCGGATACCGCCGCCGGCAAGACGGCTCGGTCAGATGCCGCGTCCGACGCCGTGGCAGCCTCGCTGATAGCCCTGGGGAATTTGGCGGTGTCAGATGCCGTATCGGTCGCGGCAGCCGCCTCAGCCACAGCGCGCGGGAACCTGGCGGCATCTGAAACGGTGTCGGCCGCAGTCGCGGCATCGGCCGCTGTGCTCTTGAAGATCGCATGGTCAGAGACCGCATCGGCTGCACTCGCCGCTTCGGATACCGCGGCGACTTCCTTTTCGTGCTCGCTGACCGCATCCGCAGCGGTTGCGGCTTCGGCAACGGCGCTCTTGAAGGTGACGTGATCCGAGACAACGTCGGCTGCAGCGCCGGTTTCAGAAATCGCACTTTTGAATATCTGATGATCGGTGACAACGTCGGCAGCGCTCGCGACCTCGGCGATGCTCTCCGCGTAGACGTTGCCGCCATGGCTCGCCGTGGTGGACGACACCAGCGACGGGTCGATCCATCCGGCCGGCGTGCTCGTCGGGTCGAACCAACTCTTGAAGCTAAGGGCCGGATCGCCGACGAACTTGAAGGTCATGGCTCCCCGCTGTTGCGCGCCTCACTGGCAGGAAAAGAACAGCGGAGCCGTCGTCAAGTCCCAATGCGCTTGAGGTGTCACCACCTTGAGCGTTACGCCGGACGCGAGCGCATCGGCCGGCAGCGCGTTGACCGCAAGCCCTGGCTTGGTTTGCGGGATCGGAATGCTCTCAACCGGCGTCCACTTTCCGATGTCGCACTGCGGGGCCGCCAACAGAAAATGCTTTCCGAACATCGACGTCAGGTGATTGTCGCCAGGCCAGATCGACCACGAACCCGCATCATAGGGCGGCTGCACCGCAAATACGTAGGTATAGAGCGGCGGCTGCGCGGCAAGAGCTGGCGAGGTCAGTAGCGCGATCAGCGCGATCAATGCACGACGCATGTTGATCCAACTCCTATCGTCATGTTGGCGGCGGCGGCGGACGCGCCCTGGATTTGCAAGGTGCCGGCCGCGCTTGCGTTGGCGTAGACGTGAAGATGGAAAGCGTAGTTCGTGGTTGCCGTGGTCACCGCGACTGCGCTTGTCAGCGTCGATACCGCCGTGACGGCCGGCGGCGACGCCATCGAAGCGGCAGTGCTGTTGAGGCCCATCATATGCGCCAACTGGAACGCTGTCATCGTCGGTCCGGTCACCTGAAAGCGCAAGCCGCCCGTCGAGGCCGCCTGATACATTCCATCGCAATCGACGATCATGGTTTGACCGGACAGGATCGCCCACGACCACCCCGTGATGCTTGATGGTGTCGTGGTCGCGTTGCTGTAGGCGGTCGTCAGCGGCACCCGGTTGAATGGCTCGTAAACAAGCCCGGTGGCCGGATCGTTGATCCATGAGAATTGCGCCGCCGCCGGCACCTGTGTGCCTGCCGTGTTGGAATAGCCGAACGTGAGCGACCCGAGCGGTGCCACCGCGCCGTTGCTGGCTGTTTGGGTTGTCGCAGCAATCCCGCGCGCCCACATGGTCTGAAACGTGGCGGCCGGCGCGGAGACAAGACGCTCTATCCCGCAATAGGTGACGCCTGTCGCATAGCAAATCGAGGCCAGCCCATTGATCGACGAGGTGTCCGTCCCGTCGATAAAGCTGATGAACCCATTCTGATAGGGGACTTGGTTTGCTCCGAACGTCAGCGACGCCTGCGCTTCCGACCCGTTGATGTGCGCCCACCACTGCGCGAAGTTTGCGCCCGCGCCCATATCGGTCGCATGCGTGAAGTCCGAGTTCTGAATGCCGTTCCAATAATTGACGCTGGTGTTGGTGGTCGAGTTGTCGCTGGTGTTCAGGAAGTCGTAACCGTTGGCCAGCGCGTATTGCTGTTCGCCAGCCTGGATCGCCGGGTAGTTGGTCGAGCCGGTCCCGGTGTAGGCGAACGAGGACCAGACAAGCACCGATGCGCCGGGCCAATTTGAAATGAAGGTCGCGATGTTGGCGTTGACCGTGGCCGAAGAAATGGAGCCAGCGGCATCGTTGATCCCGATGGCGACATCAAGCAGCGCGACCGTCCCGGTCGTCAGCTTTAGATAGGCCGCGTTGCCGATAGCCGCGCCGAGCCAATAGCTGTTCGCCCCGCCGGTTGCTTCGAACGCATCTAGCGCGTAGCCGAAATTGTTGGTGGTGTATATTTCCTCGTAGCCACCGAGATTGCATGTGCCGGTGGTGCATGAGATCGCCACGGTAAGCGCAGTCGTTCCAGCGCTGTTTGTGACAGTGAATGCCTGTGCCAAAGGACTCGCGTTGGTTCCGGTGCATGCCGTACTCGCGCTTTGCCCCGAGATCGTCACCGTCATGTTGCCGGTGGTTGTGTTGATCGCGCAATAGACCCGGAAGCGGTTGAATGCTCCAGCGGTCCCGCCTGCGGTAGCAACAAAGGTCGAGATCCCGACCGTGCAAACCGCGCCGCTCGCCATCTGGAGGGTGCCGCCGCCGGTCAGCGCGCCCGTAGCCTGCTGCGGGCCGACACCCGAGAGCGATACCTGCGTGACCGTGCCCGTGCATGTGATGCCGGGCAACACGCCATTGGATAACAGCGACGCCGTGCTGACAATCGAGATCGGACCGATTAATCCGGTCGAATAGATCGGAAAGCCGCGGCGCTGCCAGATAGACAACAGCGACGCAGCCCAAAGATTGACTTCATGCTGCGGACCAAACGCACAAGTCGATGGCAGCCAGCAAGTGTGCTCCGAGTCTGCATTATCGATAACTCGGCATTCAGTAACCTGCGGGTTGCACGCGTAAAACGCCTTCAGCGCATTGTTAGTCGCGTTCGCATAGGTGGAGAGCCAACTGTTGCGCTGGCCCGCATCAAGAATCCAACAGTGCGACGAACATGGCGCGGCGGCTGCCGTGGAGAACTGAAGCGAGTAGCTATGTGCCGCGGCGCCGCTGGCGACATCGCCTTGAATGATAGAACTGTTGCCGTTGCCGACGATTTGGTAGGCGGTCGTTCCATTGACGTTGAGCGTCGGCGCTGCGGTCGTATTCGTCAGGTCGTTAGTGCCTGGCAACCACTGGATTTGATCGCCGTTGACCGGCGTGAAAGACGGCGTGGTGGTGCAGGTATATGCCGTGCTCGATGACGATCCGGTCGAACTCGCGCATTCCAGAGATAGGGCGATCTGATGCGGCGGCAGTCCGGTGACATTGGTTGCCGTGAGCGTCGGAGTCGTGGTGACCAACCACGTGCCGCTCGATACCGATGGGATGCCAGTCGATGCCGAAAAATTCTGCCCGGTTCCGCCCCATTGCGCGCCGACCGCCGTAGCCTGCCAAGTGCCCGTTGCGAGCGTGCCAACCGAGGTCAGAGACGATGAAACGATTGCGGCAGGCAGCGCCGTGCCGGACAGATTCGCCGCTGGAAATCCGGTGGTGTTAGTCAGTGTTCCGCTCGACGGCGTGCCGAGCGCGCCGCCATTTACGACAAAGGCGCCAGCTGAACCGACTGCCACGCCCAATGCCGTCCCGACGCCAGTTCCGAGCCCTGTGACGCTTCCGATCGCCGGGGCGCATGTGGAAGCCGAGGCCGCCGTGATCAGGCCCTTGGCATTTACGGTAAATGCCCCGCATGACGTGGCCGATCCGAACGATCCGACGTTGCTGTTCACGGTCGCCAGCGTGGTCGCCAAAGATCCAGCCGTGGTGGTGATGTCGCCGGTGAGCGCGGGGAATTGCGCGGCCTGCAAGGCGCCGGTCAGACCCGTTGTCGGCAGCCCGGTGGCATTCGTCAAAATCAGCGACGTTGGCGTGCCGAAGGCGCCTGAGAACGTCAGAAGCCCGCTCGCGGCGTTGATTGGATTTTGGAAGGCGCCAACAACCCCGGTTCCCGGTGTGACGCTGCCGAACCGCAGGCTGCCGGCATTGGTCTGGAAATCGCCGCTGCTGCCCGCGGGCGTGCCCTGGGCAAGCGCCGGCCCGGCCGCGAGCGAGAACAGAACCGCGAGAATTTTTCCGATGTTCTTCATCATTATGCCGCCTCGGCTACCCATCCCAAGCTGGTGTCGACCCACGATTGAACGCCGGCCTTGGTGTATACCTGATTGTTGCCCGTGATACTTCCTGTTGCCGGGGTCGCCGTGATCGCGTTGGTCTGCGCGGTCTGCGCGACGTCAATGATCGTGAAGCGGTTGTTCGTCCCGGCGGCGGTCGGCATGGTCGATGTCTTGGCCCCGGCAGTCGCGCTGTTCCATAGCACAAGGCAGTTGCCGGAGGTCATCGATGTCGGCCCCGCGTCCGTCGTCCCGCTCGCCACGGTCCGAACCTGTGCATAGGCCGCCGCCGGCAACGCGGTGGTTTGCAGGGTCTTGAGCGCACCGGTCTTGTCGTAGGTCTGCCAGCCGTTCTGATCCGTCATCATGCAGAACTCGCCCGGCGCGAGGCTGGCGCTGTAGACCGTGACTGTGTTGGTCCCGTCGTTGTGCTGCACGGTGATCTGGTTGGCGATCGTGACCGACGTGTTGACGATAATCAACTTTTGCACGGTGCGCGCGGCGGTGAGCGTAAGTGTCCCGCTGCCGTTCGTTGAACTGGCCGATAGCTGATAGGTGCCAGCGCCCCCAAGCGTCCCGGTGAGCTGCGTGAGGATGTTGAGGCCGAAGCCGATGCCCGTAGCCGTGAGAGCCGCGCCAGCAGGCACCGTCCCGGTGATCCCCGATGTAACCGTCAGCGTGGTGCCGGAGATCGACCATGAGGTGACCGTGGCTCCTGGCGACGGGACAACCGTGGTGGTTGTCGCCCCGGTGATCGATGGCACGTTCTGGCCGGTCGGCGTGATCGCACCCGCCTGCGGCACGATGTTGCCCTGCGCGCTATCGACCCATGATGCGTGAACGGCAACCGCGCCGGCCGATCCGGTGATGACCTGTAGCAGCGACGATGGGTTGCTGAGAACCCACATCGATTACATGCTCGCCGAGTAGCTAACATTGATGGCGTCGCCCGTGAGCACCGTGCGCGCGCCGGTCCCGAACACCCCCGCGCTCCAGAGCGTCCCGCCCGTATTGTCGATGGTGGCGCTCGCGCCGCTGCCAAAGTTGACGAAAGCGCCCTGCACGGTCCCGCCGGCCGTGAACGTGAAGTTGAGCGCGGCCGAAAGCACAATCGCCCCGCCAGACGCCGCCGACCACACGCATGTCGGCCGGCTGCCCGAATACTGCGGGGCGTTGGCGTTGCCTGCCTCCAGCCAGCCCGTGTGGCTCGTCATGGTGTCGGCCGCCGCCACCGCGGTGTAGCTCGTGCCCGATATCAGCCCCATGAACGGCCCGGTCACCGTGTAGGCCGACCCGGTGAACGCCGTGTTGAACATCAGATTCTTGCCGAGCGTGCAGACCACGTTGTCGATGGTCTCTGTCCAACGCAGGTTGCCGTCCTTGTCGCGGCACTCGACGACATAGCGCCCGCGAACCTTGATTCCCTCAATCAACCCGTTCGCCCCTACGAGGCCGGAGCCGATAACCGACACCGCTTCCATCTTGTCGATCATTCCCGGCTCCTCGGCATTTTGATTGTCAGCGATTTGACACTGATCGGGGATCCCTTCTGGACTATCGACCTATCCATGATCAGCATAGCATTCGATTCCCCGACATCGCATTCAAAAATCATATTGTCGTCGGAATCGGTGACGACCGCCCATGTCAGTGCCCCCGGCCGGCTCGCGTAATCATTTTCGATCTCGTTGACGTTTATGACCCCGCCGCGCGCCGGACTGAATGCCTGACGGCCGAACCGCAGAACGCCGATCGGTGTCACATCTCCGCGCCTTTCAAATACCGAAAGCCGTCCGCCGTTTATCATCAATGCCAACGCCGTCGCCAAAGCATCCCGAGCGGTGTCCGATAGCTCAAGTTTTGGCATCGTCGACCTCTGTCACAATCGCCGACAGGCTCCCATCTGCCTCGCGCTTCGTCGTTACCGTCCTCACGGTTTTTGGCTTCCCCTCCCGATCAAGGGACAGCGACAGATTGATGGGCTGTGGATTTTGTACGATGGGGACCGGCGGCGGGGTCGCAATGATGCGCTCTACCTTTTCGGCAATAGCCTTGACATCCTTTGCCAAGGTTCCGACCGCGTCGCTGACAGATTTCGATCTCTCATCCATCGCGATATCAGCAGCAGTCGGACCCTTTGGTTCGGACATCTTTGATTCGATCCCCGACACAGGCCCCAGAATCCTCGTCACCGCGGCATCAAGGGCCTGCTTGATGATATCCTCGACATTCGCATCGTTTGCGTCTGTCTTATCCGGTGATTCGATCTTTTCGCCCTCGGGCCGCTTCGGCCGGCCGCCTGGCGGGTCGTTGGGATCGCCGCCCTCTTCGACCTCAGCAGCCAGTTCCGGGACGTCCTCCGGATCAAGCCCGGTATACGGCAGGTCCTTGTCGTTGATGATCCGCTTCCGAACCTCTTCTGGCGCAATGGCGCCCATGTCGACATAGAGGCCGTCCCGTTCCGCGTCGTGCTTCTCCTTCTCGCCCTTCTCCTTTTCCGTCATCGGGCGCAGCGGCTCCCAACGATGTGTGATTTCCGGGTCGACCTCACCCCAGAGCGAAAGCATCTCAAAATTGATGGTGCGGCGAAGGTTCGGGTCAAGCACCCTTGCTTGGTAAGCCATTATAGTATCGTCGTAAATTTGGATCTCAGATTCGCTCGATGCATTGAGGCCATGCGGCGTAATCCCGGTGAACTTGACGAGCGGGATCCTATTTATCGCGCACATATGCTCTTGGGACTGTGCCTGAAGATCGGAAAGCCCGGCCAGCGATGCCGAGACATTTGAATATTCCTCGCTGTTCTTGTTTATGACTTGGGTGCCTTGGTTGTCGCGGAACATATTGGACATCGCGACCCGCGCCAGCAGCTGCCCCATCTGCCCCGGCTGCATCAGCGTTCCGAGATCGGTCGACAGCACCATGACGGAAAAACTATGGATCAACTGATTCACCGACGTCACGGTGGTGAGCCAGCGATCGACATACGGTTTCGACATTTGAGACATTGACAGCCCGCCGAACGCATAGGCCGGCTTGAGCATGTCGGGGACCGGGTGCGGGATGAATGTCTGCAGCCTAGAGCCGTGGATTTCCTGGCCCATGACGTACCAGATTTGCGGGTTGTACCAGTCCTTCCGGAGCGGGTTCATCGCGTTGTACATCAGCGGATAGGTCCAGACAGGCTCTATCGTCTTCAAATCCTTGAACGATCCGACTGGCACCTTCGTAACGCTGGTAGCGTCCCGGCTGTTGCCGATCGGAATCTTGAGTTCCTCCGGATTGATCTCATCCGAATCGGTCGTCCGGATATCGTGGAACAGATGCGACCGGCCGAAGAACCCGCCGTTCCGGCAGGCCTCGTAATAGCGGATCTTGACCTCAAGCCGCAGCTGGTCGTCTTCGAGTTCCTTGACTCGATCGGTTTTGTTGGCCGCGGCGACCCGCTTCTTTCGTTCGTCCGGGTCAGCCATGCGCTCGTCATAGCCGGCCGGATCCTTGTCGCGATCATCCTTTTGCGTCTTTTCGTCCCCGGTGACGTCGAATCCGATCCAACTCCGGGTGGCATCATCGGCGATTGTTTCGGACATCACCCGGTATTCTGGCCGCTGGGCGAGCTCGGACAGATAGGTGTAGCCGAGGAACAGCAGCCCCTCCCCGGACAGTCCGCCGATCGATTCGCCAGCGAGCCATCCGTTCGACGCGAAAGCAAGGTTCGAAGTCAAAGCGTTGTCCATCGCCATGGTCCCGAGGCTGCTCGGCGGGATCGCGGCCTTCGGAAACTCCGGGAGCCGGAACGGGTTCTGGTCCGGCGTGTCGCGGCGGGACTTGTTCAGCGCGTACCGCTTGCTGATCTCCTCGATCTCCGGGAGCATCATCGCCCATGCCCCGGGATCGATCGCGGCCAGTTCGGTCTTCGGTTCGGCCGGGACCGTCGGCGCGGCTGCCTTTACCTTCGTTTCAGCGCGCAAGGCCGGCCGGGGCTGCTGATCCTGTGATCTCTTCTTGGCTCCGGCACCTGGCCGCGCGCCGCCGTGGCCGCCCTTCCGAACATAGGCCATTATGCTGGCGCCCCTGTTTCACGTGAAACAAATTTGATTCTTTCCAAATGTACCGTTAATCAAATTCAATTTGAAAAGCAAATCAATGCCGCCCGAACGCATAGGCCTCCTGCAGCCACCTCGCCGGATTAATGGAGCCCTCTGCGGACCACCGATCCCGCCACGTCGGGGTAACGGTCGGGTCCGGCCAGATCGAGGTCCCGACATCCGCCTTCCCTGCGGGCTCCTGTGGGGCAGCGCGGGCCTGATGCCGCGGCGGGGTGCTCCTGGCCTCGTTGTGCGCCGCCGGCCAATGGCGGACGTTGTGCCGGCGGTCGTCCCAGCAATGGTGCTCGGTGTGCCAAAATAGGAATGAGGTTTGATATTTATGCCTAGCTTCGTGCTTTGTGAGGCAGGCGGCTTGGCCCTGGATTATCATTCCCAGCAAAAGAACGGTTACCGCGATTGTGTGCTTACCCAACATTGGCAAACGCGCCGATGGCGCGGATTGCATCGTCGCAGAAGTCATGCAGCGTGGTAATGGCGTCGAACCATGCAACGTCATCACAGATCCGGACGTCGATCGTGGCTTGCTTGATTGCCTCCAGCGCCTTCCGCGCGCTCGCAAGCTTCGCCCGCAACTCTACCGCTTCCTTCGCCCGTTCGTCCGCGAGCTTCAGCGCGGCTGTCTTGGCGGCGCGGAGGCGGTCGATCTCGTCGGCTGCCTCGCTCATGATAGAGCCAGGCATAGACCTGGAGCGCAATTTATCGACCAGATCGCTCATTTCCTGCTCCTGTAGGCTGCGAGGGCGGCGCGGGCGATCTGATGTGGGCATTGGCCGGCTTCATAAGCTAGATCGGTCGTGCGGGTGAAGCCTGCGCAAGTACAGTCGGCGAATCCATTGCTCTTGGCTTTGCTCGTCTCAAAGCTCAGAAGGCCATCCAGCACCTTCACCAGATCGTCGGCGGATGAGCGTAGGGCGGTGATCGTCGCGTCCCGTTCCTTCATGCCATCGGTTGCCCGGTTCCATTCGAACTCTGCAAAATCCAACCGATCGCGGAGGGCGGTGTTCTCGTCTTTCAGCGGGAACAGATGGACGCCGCCCTCGCATGTAACAGCGCCGGCATCCATTGCAACGCGGTGCCATTTATCGCGATCGGCGCGGAGGGCGGCAATCGTCTCTTTAGCGCACGCCGGGCAATCCTCGGATAGATCGTGCTTGCAGCGGGTCATGTCAGGTTCCTTGCCGGGGCATTAAGGTAAAGTCGTTCGAGGATTAGAAGCCCACTCTTGGTCATTCCTGACCGCCTCCATCCAGCGGCCACAAAGCAGAAGCCCGGATTGCGGCTCCTGACTGCTTCCGCACGGACGAATGTGTAATGCCTCTCACCAGGCCAGCAGAAATCAGCAACGGCGTCAGCCTGTCGGATAAGGTCGCTTGATCGGTAGCGCTGCGGGGCCTCATTGCGGAACACGGCGCAGTTGACGCCTTGCTGTCCGCTGTCGTCGATGAACTTGCGCCAGACGAACATGGCGTCCGCGTCTCCGGTTCGCAAAACAATGTGCTCACCGGGGCCAACAAACTGACTCCGCTTTCGTCCGTCTCGATATTGATAGGCGCTGTAATGTCGCTCATATAGTTGCAGGCAACTCTTGTCGCCGTCCTTCGTGATGTACCAATCCGGCCCCATCCACTTACCTTAATCCCCCAACAACGCTGCGCGGGCACGGGTAAGCGCGGCGCCGAAGGTGTACGGCCATAGTCCAGCTACCTTTTCGTAAACCAACGAGCAGAACTCATCCCGCTCTTTCGGAGCGAAGCCATATGATGAGGCTCCGGACTCTTCCCACGAAATGCCGTGAGCAGTCATGTACTGGCCATAGAGACATTTTCCGGAGCAATCCATAAAGTCGTAGCACTTTCTCGCCGGCATCGTCTCCAGCCACGCCACCAGGCTTTCCAGCGTGAGCGGATCGGTCTTCACCTCGGACTTGTCCCATCGTTTGTCGTAGAGCATTGGTCTCTCCTGTTTCGTTAATTCCCAATTACGGACTCGCCGCGCCGCAACGCCACCACGATCCGCGCCTTGATTTCGTCACCAAAAGCGCGATCGATGCCGTTGCTCTTATGTAGCACGGAAATCAGATGCGAGCGCTCGATTAGATCGGCCAGGCCGGCGTTGGTTCGGGTGTCGAAGATGTCAGGATCACCCGCGCCCGAATCCGGCATCACTGCCTCGCTCATGATAGAGCCAGGCATAGACCTGGTTATGAGGGCGCGGATTGCACCGATCATGCTGGCTGCTAATCCGCCAGGGCCAATCAAAGCATAGTCCTGAATTGACGAATCAAATGCAGCGCGGGCAGCAAGCGCACATTCTTCGATCGCAGCCGCTCGGATGGTTGCACCCGCGCCGACAGTCCAAGTCGTATCTTTCAGATACATCCATCGCCACCCGAATTGCTCCATCGGCGCGGGTGAACTCGGGAGGGCGAGGGCAAGGGCGGCGGTGAGGATGGTGCGAACGGCCTCTGACGTGACTTTAATCGGAATAACGAGAGGCCTTCCACCCACGAAAATGGACGATTCTTGCGCCTCTAGGGCTTTGGCCGCCGCCTCCACCATCTCATCGGTAACCGATGGGGTGCGGAGGGCAGCGATCACAATAGCCGCCTCGTCAGTCGTAAAAGTGACGGCGACGACATCGCCAACCCCCGGAAGCCATCCGGGCGGATTTGTTTCGATGCGGGCCGCCAGTTCTTCCCGTTCCGTCATGATCTTTCCCTCAGACATTTGGCCCGCGCATCCATCATGCGCCGAATAGCGTCAAACAATTCCCGGCAGCGCTCGGCCGGTTCCACGCCGAGAAGAGGATCATAATCTCGTATCGGGACTCCGAAAATCGTGCTGGGAACCTCGCTGCTCTGGCGCTGACCGATATACAGCACCAGCACCTTCGCCGGTTCCTCCCGGTAGTCTTCGACCGCAGCGGTGCGGCGTTCCTGCGGGAAGCGGATAAGATTGTCGGTCCACATGGGATGCCCTTCCTAATTCAGCGGTGGAAACGCTGCGATGATGTCTCGACGTTGCTGTTCGCGCTCATCCTTTCGAGCGGCGGCGGCGGCGGCGGCGGCGGCGTCGGCGGCGTCGGCGTCGGCGGCGGCAGCACAGGCGTAGGCGTAGGCGGCGTCGGCGTAGGCGGCGTCGGCGGCGTCGGCGGCGTCGGCGGCGGCGGCGGCGTCGGCGGCACAGGCGTAGGCGTAGGCGGCGGCGGCGGCGGCGGCGGCGGCGGCGGCGGCGGCGGCGGCGGCGGCGTCGGCGCAGGCGTAGGCGTAGGCGTCGGCGGCGTCGGCGGCGTCGGCGGCGGCGATCTTTCTCGCCTGATTGAGATCAGCCGCATCGTCTCCTGCGCACCATCTCTCAATTATGCTGATCGCATCAAACACGCGCTGATCTTTGGTGTGCTGTGACGCGCGCTTGACGGCGGGCAGAATGGCGCCCTTGATAACGATGCGACGAACAGCGATGTCCGACCAATCCAGAGCACGAATGCACCAGGTCGCGTCGGCAGCATCGTTGGATCGCGCAACGTCGCCAAGCGAGACAACCCGATCCGGATCGAAACTGCCCTTAGCGTATCCCAGCGACGCGAGCAGCGTCTGCCAACCCTCGGAGCACGGCGACTGGGCGCGAATCACTGCGAGCGTCATCGTGGGGTTGAGGATCGGCGGCGCGGATGCCTTCTTGCGGTTCGGGTGATTTATCATATTCGGTTCCATGCCCCTGAAAGGCCGAGGCGCACCTGATTCCCGTTATGGGGTAAATTTTCTACAATGTCTAGTGGACGCGCCGCAAATATTTGATAGGGTAGCCATGAACCGAGGGACCGACCCGATGTCCAGACTGGCCGCCCGATACCACGGCAAGCCCTGCGGATACTGCCGGCGATCGATGGATCAAGGCAACGTGCACATGATGCCGACCCGCGATCATACCATCCCGCGGTGCAAGGGCGGACACCGGAGCCCGAAGGTCATCTGTTGCCGGATATGCAACAACCTCAAGGGCGACATGCTGCCGGCCGAATGGGACGCCTATATGGCGGCGAACCCGGGATGGTGGCTTCTGACCAAAGCGCAGCGGCGGGCTATCAACGCCTTGGCCCGAGACAAGAAGCGGGTGGATAAATGGGGCGCCCGGCTGAAGCGCCGCGAACTCCTTTATCCGTCGAAAGCGAGGGAATCATGTCACGCTACATCGCCTCCGATCTTGAGAACCGGATAGCGACTACGGGAGAGCGATTGCGAAGCTATCTATCGCCAAACGCGCGTTGGTGCTAGAGTGCGCCGAGCGTGAGAACGATCATATGAAGGCCGAGCAGCGCCGGCGTAACATGAAGAATCTGGGGTTACATTAACATCATACATTCGAATCACCGCCTCCGCTGCGCCCCGCCGGCCATCGCGATCTGCCGAAGCATGTCCGCCGTGATGTCGACCATTGCCGCCGCGGTCGTGGTCCGGCACATCTGGGCCAGCGCCAGCGCACAGACACAATCGTCGTGATACCCGGTCGGAGCCGAGTACCGAACCCCGGTCCTGGTGATCTCGTATTCGAACTGCTCAAGCTCCTGGACGATCACACCAGGCGGATACCAGACCAACCGGGACTGGATCGCCATGGCGAGGCCCTCCATCAGCTTTTGCTTGGACCCCGACGTGAAGTGATAGCCCTGGAACTTCTCACCAGCGAGCTTCTGAATGGCTTCCACGATGGGATCGCCGACGCCGGTCGAATCCCCGAGCGCCGGGCATCCCTTGGACATCGAAACGACCCGGTTGGTTGATTCGCCCCAAGGGACGCCCTGCCAGCGCTCGAACCGACAAACGGTGCCATCCTCATCCAGCCCGATACCGACGAAATAATCGACCTTTTTGGCGAAATCCCAGCCCCACCACTTTGCCGGCTTGGTCGACAGCGGCCGGATGCAGGCCGCGATATGCTGCATCCCGAACGGGTTCCCGCCATCGTCGGACGGTTCCGCTTGGTAGAGCTCGCGCCAAGCCTGCTCCGGCATCTGGGAACGGGCATCCTCGATCTCCTTGGCATCAAGGACGCCGGCCGATACGGCATCAGATGCGACGATCTTGTGGTAGCCCATTTCCCTGGGCTCAATCCCGAGCGTCTGATCCCGCTCGGCCCGCCGCGCCATCTGGAAAAACCAGTTCTTGCGCCCGCGGACGTTCCCGATGATTCGGATCGGCGCCCGGGTATAGGTGATCGTCGACCGGATCGCGATATAGGCGTCCTCTTTCATACGGGACGCTTCATCGATCACGACGCCGTATACGTCCTCGCCATAAAGCGAGTTTGGCTTGTCGCCGCTCTTGAACCAGATCACGGTGCCGTTGATCATCGTGATCGTTTTGAGCGAAATGTTGGCGGTAAAGACGTCGCCGGGTAGCGACCGCATCGACCGGCGGAACGCGATCAGCGCCTGGTCGGATACCGGGGCAACCCACCAATAATTCCATCCCGCCTCGCCAGCCAGTGCTTGCTCAACGATCCAGGCGATACACCCGGATGTCTTGCCGGCCTTTGTGCTGGCCTCGATCAACGAATATCGGTGCGGATCGAATATCGCCGCAGACTGCCGCGGGTAGAGTTGCGGTCGCTCGTATTCCAGCAGGAAATCCGCGGTCATGCAGAGGTCAGCGGTTTGCCACCTTCAAAGACCCGGAGGCCGAACCGCTTCCGGCTCTTCTGCTCAACGTCGGCAGGATCCGGCGGCGGTGTCGGTGCCTCCACCGCGCGCATCGGCGGTGACTGATATTTGGCGAGCTCGCGCTGGATATTGAACCAGCGGTCGAACCATTCCCCGAACAGCCGGAACATCTGGACGTCCTTGATTATCAATGCGCCGTCCGGGCCTTCCTCCAGCTTTGGTCTCAGCTTGCCGGCCAGCCCCTCGGACAGCGCCAGCGCCTTTTGCATCTCCTGGATGGCAAGCTTGGTTCCACCGGGGCGCTTCTCAGCTGCCCTTGCCGCTTCTAGCGCGGCCTGGATGGCTAAGGTCTCGCGCTCGATCGTGGCGCGGTTCTTGAGCCCTTTGGGCCTACCGCCTCCGGGTCTCGGGCCGCCGTGCTTTCCCTTTGCTTTCACCATGGGGGCAAGATGGAGTATTTTTTCCAAAAATCCAAGCGCAAATTGGCTCTACGGGAACAAGGCCGGTAATTGGACCGCGGCCAGCAAACCGCCTCCCAGCAGCAATAGGAAGTCGGATGCTTTTTCCGTTTGATAGAAACCGATGCCGCCTGATGCTGCCAGCAATAGGAACCCCGATTCAACCATAATCTTCATAATCATCGCGTCCCACCTGGCCCCGCCTGCAGCGGGAACTTCTCAACCGACGGATAGAACCCGAACGCGCATCCGTCTATTTTACGCGTCAGCATGCGCCCCGAAATGCCGTTGTGGCAGTTTCCCTCTTGGCGGGTCAACTTTCCCCGGGGATGCCAGTGCTGGCAGTTCCCGCATGTCTTCGGCATGTCGCCGGCGTGCTGCGGCGGGTCTCTGTGCTTCTGGATGGGGACAGGGCGATCGGCTTTCATGCGTCATCCGAAACCTCAAACCAGCTTCGCGGCACCGTCAATTCGAACTCTTCGGCCGACACTTTCCGGACCGGCACTTTTTCGCCGTCGAAGTGTTCATCCCCGAGCTTCGGAACATAGCCGAAGTGCCAGCGGAAATAATGCTTCAATTGGGTTGGCTCGATTCCGACGTCCGGCTTCGTGCTGCCTCGGATCAGCAATTTACCGGCATCTGATCCGGTGCCAATCGCCAAAGTGAAAGCCTTCGACTTGGACGCCCCGCAGATCGTTGTCGGCACACTGATGATGAGGCGCGGTCGCCGATCGGCATTGCGAGATTGCTTATTGCCGCGAGTTGCCGAGGGCATGTATGAGACAGTAGCCATGGGCGTCTTGTTCAACTTTTCGGTGACGATATCCTCGAACGGCATTTACCTCTCCTTAACCGGTTGTCCCGTACTGTCCTCTGACAGAAAGGGAAACACACCATGATGGATTATCAACCCGTAATCTTGACGATCGCAGCAACAGCAGCGAGTAGCTGGGCTCTCATTTATGCGGCGGTGCAGATTCTGCTATAGGAGGATGCCGCATGGTGTTCTCTCGGATCGAGATGCTTTCTTTGTTGCGCTTGACGTAGAATGCCACCTCGCCGTCGCCCTCGCCATAGGCCAGGATCGCGTCTTTCTGATTCGGCCTCCCCAGCAACCATTTGGCAGCGCGGATTGCGGTGATGAGGTTGTCAGGATGGCAGTCAAATATCATTCGACGCATCTCGAACAGATCGCTCATTCCTGTTTTCCTTGCGAAGTCTTTAATGTCCGTGTTTATGGAAAAATATCTATCAAAACCACTAGACAATCAAGCCACTCCCGGAATAAAAGCAGGGGGAACGGAGAACAATTCCGATGGTAAAATCAACAATTTCGGACGGAGCAATCCGCAAGCTTAGCGCCAACCAGCGAGATTTGTTGATCGACCATATCGACGGGCCGCTTGATGTTTCAGTTCACGACTCCCACACCGTTCAATGCCGGAACGGGCTGATAGCCTCCGGGCTTCTCCGGGGCTCCCCGACAGGCGAGCCGCGGCCCCGGCAGACAGTCCTCACCGAGCGCGGCCGAATGACGGTTGCCCTTGTGCTCGGGTATTATGCCGATGCTTTGATTCGCGCCGGCCTGCTCGAACAAGAGAATCCCCTTGAAGTCTTTCAGCGGCTCAAAGCCGAGGGCAAGATGGAGCCGGATAGCCAAACCAGCCTTTCAGCCGTCATGCGGCGGGACCGGGATCTGCGGCGGGGTTGACTTTTCACGCTGCCAACTCCGCTTCCGGGATCGGGCAATTCCAAAATCCTTGATGCCCGGCAATCATCATGGGCTCTGCAAACCGATGGATTTCCGTCATCGGCCACGCCCAATTGCAATGCTCCAGCCGGTCGCTGTCGTTGATCAGCGCGGCCCATTCTGGTTTCACATCGCAGCTGAGAACCGGAGCACCGATCCGCGCCGTCCCGAGAAGCGCCGACCGCTCAATGATGCCGAGACATTTCGGTGTCGACATCAAACGGTCGAGCAATGGGCGAGCAATATCCGGGATCAACCCGGTCGATCCGATCGGGTCGTCTAGCCGCGCAAGCAGATCGCGAATCTCAGCCGGTTTGATCGGCCGCGCGCCGGCATGAATGCCGATGATATCTCCTGGCCGGACCCCGACGCCGCGCGCAACGTAGCTCCAACTGCGGAACTCCCATGGCTTCGCGCCGACCATGATCAGCGAGGCCCAAGGTTGCCAAAGAGTGATGCATTTGATGATTCTAGGTGTTCTGGTCATAATCTGCCCTGGTCTTTCGTTTATATTGAGGTTCCTGCGGTGGCCGAATCAGCGCCCGCTCCCCGAATACCTCCCCGATCGTCCATCCGAACGAAAGCAGAAGCGGGAGCGAGGTCTTGACCGGAACACCGCCGATCACCGGCGGCGATACACCGGCCCTACGGTACTCAGCCATCCGTATCCGTTCGTTGGCTTCAAGCGAGAATGCCTTTCCAGCCTCCCGGCGCGCGGCCTCCTGGACGGCCTCCTGAGCCGATGCAGCGGCATTCCGTTCCTTCGCAGCCTCGATCCGGGCGCGGCGATCCGCGGCCTCCGCACGGTCGAAGATGTCCTCCGGCTCCCATGGCTCGCTGAAATCTCCCGGCATCAGTCTGCCTGCACGGTTGCGGCGAGCAACGCCACCGCGGAACGGTGCTGATCCGCGTAAAGCCGGGATTCGTCCCGAACCGCAGCGACAATCTCCGAATCGCTTGGAGGCCACTGCCGGTCGAAAGCTTCGTTGCGCCATACCCCATTCGTCTGGATCGAGCGGCAGGCCTTCTCGATCGCCCAGCATGGAAACTGCGTGAGGATCCGGCGCGTCGCGTCGACCTGTGCGACGGTCTCATTTCCAGTCTGTCGCATTGACCGGAATGACGCAAACATATCCGTCAGCGCCAGCGCGACCTCATCGAGCTCGCTTTCGTGATATCCCTCGACCCATGGAGCAAGTTCATTCCTGCGTGCGATCAGGGCCTGGCGCTCATCGTCAGCCAAAGGCCGGCGCAATTCCCGAGGCTTTCCGTTCTCCGTCCACGCGCTCCATACGGATAGCGGGATTTCAACATCCGTCCTCGCGACCCGAACCGGAGGGCGCGGCGAAGTCAGCCGCAGCTGAACGTTTTTCCTCGACTCGTCTTCGGAGCTGGGCACCAAGGCCCGCGAAGCCAACTCTTGAGCTATCGTTCCGATTTGTTTCATTGAAGCCTCCATTTTTTGTTGCGATTGATCTCGTAACCCACGGGATAGGATCGACGACGCGGTTGTCCCGAGCCCGCTGGATAGCTCCAAGAAGCGATTGCGCATCGTCATTATTCGATTTTAGCCAACGGCCGATCATCTGCCGAGATCGCGCTTCCGGAACCCCGAGGCTGACCAGGATCAATGTTCCCTCGCCCCAAAGTTCGTGTTTCGAATCCGAATAAACCGGCGCGGCCCCGCCGCCAGAAGCGATAGCTTCTGGACTCGTTTCTTCTCGTCTAGATTCTTCCGCCCCCGCGAGGAGATCCGGCTCCTTTGTTTTCAATGACTTGGAAGGCTTACCCCTCGGCGACCCCCGGGCTACCCCAAGGACACCCCCCCCCAGTAGTGGGGGGGGTGGAGCGAGGGTGGGCTTGGGGTCTTCGTCCTTTGTCCGGCGCTTCATGCCGTATTTGGTGAGCTCATGCTGCACGCGCAGGTTGGTTAATTTCCCGGCGTCAGTGAGGACCAGTTTTTCGAGGAGGACGAGTTTTTCGAGGTTCCGGCGGAACTTCAGAGGGTGCTGGTTGCAACGGCCGGCGATGCCGCTTTCGTGCATCACGATCGGTCCGTTGTTCAGATAGATCAACTCGCAAACAACGTGATAAACGCGGTATTCGCCATCCGACAGGCTTTCGGTGCCATCCATCCACGCCGCAATGTCGTGTTGATAATAGGCAACCATCAACCGCTCCGGTTTTACCTGTTCGGAACCGATGACAATCTGCGGAAATATGGGACAGGAGGTTGACGCGAGGCGGCGAACGCCCTACATCTTGTGCCTATCCGATGCCTTCGCGAAAAGCTCATCGGGTTCAGTTTGCGGCTCGCGGGTTCCTCTCCCCGCGGGCCGTTTTCTTTGTAGGGCCAGAATCGGCCAACCGTCAACTCCTGTCCCCGGTATCCCCACGCCGCGCCAGGAACGCATCGATCGCCGCCGAAGTCGCCATATCGATTTTCTTGACCGGAAATGAGGTCGCGCCAACCGGAGATTCCCGCGGTGCCGACGCCTCCCGCAGTTCGTTCCGCGCGAGCGCGCCCATACGCCGGGTCTTGGCGCGCTTCTGGTTTTCGGATGCGCGGTAATCACGGGGCATTTATTCGGCGGCCTGCATCTCGACCAAAAACAAATCCTCTTGCCGTTCTGCAGCTTCAAGATACCGGCATGCATGCTTAAAATATGACGGCTTGAGCTCGATCCCGATGAATTTCCGGTTCAGTTTGAGGCTGGTAACCCCCTCGCTTCCGATGCCCATGAACGGCGAAAGCACGACGTCGCCAGGGTTGCTCCACATCGTCACGGCCCGTTCGATCAGATCGAGCTGCAGCGGGCAAAGGTGCTTTTCGTCGGCACCGTCCTTCGCCATGCGGACGTTGATCGTGTTGGTCTGGTTGATATCCATCCAGACCGGCGATGCCCATTTCTGCCACTGCGAAACCGGGAAATTCTCTGGCATCTGTTCGACCGGATCGGCATTCTCTCCCGGCTTGCGGAATACGAGAACATAATCCGCGATGCCCATCCGCGACCGCGTGCTGTCTTTCTTGAGTTGCTTGTAGAGCAGCCCGAGGGCCTTGGTGCGGGTCATCTCGACGACGGGATCTCGCCACACGCAAACGCGGGAATGGAATATCCACCCCTCCGATTGATGTGTTCGCACGATGTCACCGGGGAAGTCCTTGAGCCCGATCACGCCGTCCTTCCACTTCGACGACGGGAGATCGGAGCAATGCACCGCCGTGAGCCGGCCCGGCTTTGTCAACCGGAATATCTCGCGGATCAAAAACCGATAGTGCTCGTTGAACTCTTCATCGGTAGCGCAATTCCCCATGTCAGCTTCGCTGTCCGAATAGACGAAAATATTCGTGAACGGCGGGGAATAGATCGAAAACCCGATCGTCTCATCTGTCAATTGCGGGAGCACCTGGCAGCTATCGCCGTTATAGGCCGCGAACCGATCTCCAAGCGACGCATCCATGCACTTGATTAGCTTAGCCATGACGGAACCTTTGCTTTGTGAGTTGCGGAATATGCAGCGCGGCGGGTTACTGATTTCTCGGTCGCGCGGGCCATCGCCGCCCGCATCGCCGTTTTCATGATAACATGGTCATCGGCCTTCCGGTCGATCACCCTGGCAATGGCTTCCTCACCTTCTGCCACGACCAAGTGGACCTCGACTTGCCGGGTTTGCCCGAACCGCCAGAACCGCCGCACGGCCTGATACCATGCCTCATACGAGAACGTCCGGCCGACGAACGCCGTTCGAGCGCAGTGCTGCCAGTTTAGACCAAACCCGCAAATCGACGGCTTGGTGATAATGACCCGGATTGATCCGTCCGCGAACCCGCGCAACGTGGATTCTTTTTGCTCCGGAGTGTACGAGCCGCGGACTTCCTTCGCGGTCGGCAGCAATTCCTTGATCGCATCCGCCTCGTAATCGGTATCGCACCAAACTACCCACGGCTCGGACGACGACGCGTTGACCAGATCAGCAACCGACTTTGACCGATTTCCGGCCGTTTTGCGCTTCACGTCGTGGATCGATGTGGCTGACATATCGACCATCCCGAACAGATCAGAACCCTTGATCGGAGATGCCTCGGCGCGGTGCCGGACAATCTTCATGGGCGGCAGGATGAACCCCGTATCGTCGCCCCCGAGGTCCGATGGCATTTCCGCCATCCTCGACCACGACGCACACCAATCCCAAAAATCGTTAATGGCGTGTTTTTTGAGCCGCCACTCCTGACTCGCAGTAGAAGTATCGTTGATAAACCAACGCATTAGCATTTCGGACGACGGCATGACCCCGAGGAAATCCGATTGCGTCCCTAACTCCATGTGGTCGTTCGGTGCCGGCGTCGCAGTGGCTGAAAGCCGGAACCGATGCTGCGAAAACGCATTGATCAGAGCTATGGAAGTCTTGCCGGCGAACGATTTCAGGATTGAACTTTCGTCTAACGCCACGGCGCCGAACGCGGCCGGATCCAGTTTATCCAGCCGATCGTAATTGCAGATGTTGATACCCCACCCGACCTCGGATTGATCCCGGATAACTCGCGAGTCATAGCCCCATCGTTTTGCCTCTTGCTGGATCTGCCATCCGACCGACAGCGGGGCCAAAATCAATGATCTGCCGTTTGTCGCGTCCGCGCCATGGGCGGCCCATTCGAGCTCGCAGGCCGTCTTGCCGAGCCCGGTGGACAGGAAGTTGCCAGCGGATCCCGCCCGCAACGCAAAATCAACGCAAAGTTTCTGAAAGGGGAAAAGGTGGCTGGCTAGTGCCGGAACGTCTTTTAGACCGCGTTCCTGCGCCCGGATTGCCTTACTGGCCAGAAAATCCTCGTACTTACCCATAGACATCCGCTCCCGATCAAGAAAATATCCAAATGCAGATTTGGCATGGTCGCGGCGTTTAGTCTATAGATATTTTTCTACAATTATGTGGAGAGGACGAACTCGCGGACTTCGATCCGGAGTCCGGGCTTGGCGTCGTAGCGTTTTATCACACGTCCATCGACGACCTGGCTATCGTCCAAATAGACGATCTTGTTCATGCCGTCAGATACGACTTTTCCGAAATTATCCCAGTCGGCTTTTCCGTCCGGAAGGATTGCGCCAGCCAATGCCGCTTGCCGTTTCTTCTCAGTCCAGCTTTTAGGAACCGACTTGAAGACGTGCACCAGGAGCGCCACAGGCTTGTCCGTGGGCTTCTTACCCCGCATGAACAGGGACGCGGCTTGGCCGAGCACCGCCTCGTATTTTGCCGTGTCCGGGTCGGGATATTGCATCACGAAGGGCTTGCCGTCCTTGTATCCGATCCGGGATCTATGGCGCGCTTTGTGCCGCGGTTCCCCAGAAAGCTCAAAGAGGCCAGCCACAAGGGCCGGCCCGTCTAATATCGGAAGGATGCCCTGTTCGGCCATCAGTTACGCCAGTTTGCTGCCCGCGGTTTCCGCGACCCGGCGGGCCGCCGCGCCGATCTGTGTGACTTTTCCATCGTCCGAAGCATCGCCTTCGTCGCCCTCGGCGCCGTCGCCGGTCCCGAAGTCCATCCGCATCACCGATCCGGCCCGCTTCCGCAAGCCCAGCGTTTCCTCGTAATAATCCCGATGCGCGAAGTAATCCGCCAGCGCTTCCGGCTCCATGCGGTCGGCGGCCTTGACCGATGCAAACGCTTTCTTGTGGAGATTGTCGTTGTCGGCCGCATTTTTGATGGCGGCGCCGAGCTCGCCGGCGATGGCCCGGCCGTCCTGATGCGCCTTCCGGGCATGGGTCAGCAGCTTTTTCAGCTTGTTCGGGGAGATCATCTTCGGGTTGTCGGCGACGGCGGTCGTCTCGGGTTTTTCGGCCTTATCGGCTTTCGGCTTGCGTGGTCGGGCCCATGTGGTGGTCCTTTCAGTTCATGGTGACGGTACCGACCGCGATGGCGGCCGGCAGGTTGGCCTCTTCGTCATCCTTGAGGATGTCGTGGAGCAGGGACGCGGCAATATTGGTCGGCGCCGCATGGCAGGCGTCGGACAAGTTCCGCAGCCGGGCTGCGGTCTGGGGATCGAGCGGGATGCTGATCCAGGTCATTTCTTCCGCTTCGTCGATGAGGTGAGCCATGATTCGCAATCCTAAACCGGATTCGCGAATCGTGCGCTATGATCCGCGTCGTTTGTGAACTTTTTTCCCCAAGAACTTCCCGCCTGTACCCCGCTCCGGGAGGTCAATCGGTTCCCGATACGGCAGTTTCTTCGGCGCCGGGATGTCCCTGGTAACCGGCCATTTCGCGCCAGGCGGCCATTCCGCCCGGAATTTGTCCATCATCGTATGATAGGTGTCGATCCTTACCGATATGCGACCGGAAACGAACCCTTCAAGGAAGGACTGGTTCCCGTGGATTTGCTTGCTCACCGTGGTGAGCGCCCAACCCTTTGCGGCTGCGTAGGTTTGGGCAACGACCAGTAGATTTTCGCGCATGATATGTTCGGACATGAGCAAAGCCTTACCACCGAAAAAATCCGGCGACAATTAAAAATCCCGTTTTTTGCACTTGTATTGTGGAAAATTTGATACTACGGTGATCTTGCGTCGAACCCATCTATCGCCCTTCGCGTGGCTTCGCCCGCCACGTTCGGAAACAGAAGTCCAAGCAGCGCCACTGAATTTCTCGATGGGATCACGGCCGAGCCGATCGCCGGAACGCTCAGTGTCGGCGATACGGTCACCGCCGATGGATTTTATGCCGGCAAGATCATTTCTGTCATCGGCGACAACTGAAACGAGGAATGCAAATGAATACCCCAGGAATTGGCGACAACACCCAGGCCATCGACTACGCGAAGGAAGAGGTTGGGCGCCTGCAGGTCGACTACCACAACAATGTCGTGGCGGTCGACGCGCTGTTGATCGAGGCCGAAGACATCCCGGATGTCATCCCGGATGCCGCCACAAAGGAAACCGTGGTCGACCTGATCAAGCGAATCAGGGACGAAAAGGCCCGAATCGAAGGCCTTCACGTAATCGAGAAACAGCCCCACTTCCGCCGCGGCCAGGGCGTCGACCAGTTTTTCTTTGGCCTCTGGGATCGGCTCCTGAAGCGGGACAAGAAAAACAACCCCGGCGCCGGCGATACGCTGCTCGAAAAGCTGACCGCTTACGACGTCCGCATCTTGGCCGAAGAGAATGAGCGCCGCTGCCTCGCAGCCGAGGAAGCCGCCCGTGTGCTGGCCGCCAAAGTCGCCGAGGAAAACCGGCTCGCAGCTGAGGCCGAAGCCGCCAGACTGGCTGCGGAACGGGCCCGGAAGCCGGAGACCACCGCAGCCAAGGAAGAGGTCGCCATCCAGGCAGAGACGGTCGCCAGTGCGGCCCGGGTGGAAACCGCAGTAGCCGCCGCCGTCGCCGAGGATGCCTATGTGGCAACGTTGGCGCGGCCGGCGGACATCATGCGAACCCGGACGGCCTCCGGCTCCCTGTCGACGATGGGAACCGAGAAGTATTCCGAGATCGAAAAGCAGGACTTGCTCGATAAGAACAAGCTCTGGCCTTACATTTCGATCGCCGAGAAGCAGAAGGCGCTGAACGCTTGGGCAAAGGCGAACAATTACGCCGAGCCGATGGCGGGCGCCAAGATCGGCTCACGTCCAAAATCGGGAGTCCGGTGATGTCCGATGAAACTGCCCGATTGTGCCTTCGAGGTGTGCGGGGCGGACTGACCGACGCTCAGTATGTTGATGCATTGGATCGGATCAAGGCCGCGATCCAAGACGCATTCGACTCCGGGTTCAAGGCCGCCGGCGGATCAATCGCGCCGAATGCAGTCGGCGGCGGCCCTTGGCAGTTTGTCGAGATCACGCTGACCCGGGACCAAATCGACATTCTTGCGGCGTTCGCGGATGACGTCGTCGGCGACAAGATGGATCGAAACTACGATTCCGCGCCCATCTTGCAGGACTTCTTGGACAAGATCAGCATCTTCAGGAGGAAGAGATGAAGCAATTTTCCATCGTCGGCCAGGAATAGTGCTTATCCGATGTGCCAGATCGACGAATAGTCATTTCCAGCGCTGGAAATGTGGATCGAAACGGAGTAAATTTTCCCCGAACGGAATCAACTTGAAAAGGAAACTTGATGCCAAAGCCGAAGCGATACAAGAAACGTCCGCCGATGGTTCATGCCTCGGTGCCAGCGCTGAGGTCGGTTGAGGCTGAAGCCGTGGTGCCATCGACGAACTTCCTCGCCGTGATCGCCCGAGCAGCTGCGGACCCGGCCTGTGATGTCGGGAAAATGCAGGCGCTCTTGGACATGCAGCGCCAGATCGAGGACCGCGAGGCGCAGAAGGATTTCAACCGCGCATTCATCGCGCTGCAGGAAGAACTCCCGACGATCCGCCAGGACGGCAAGATCGAGATTTTCGCGAAGGATGCCTCGGGCGCCAGGCCGACGACTGGCAGGCCCCAGCAATCGACGCCCTACGCAACCTTCAACAACATCATGAAGGTGATCAAGCCGCTGCTGATCCGCCATGGCTTCGCGCTTTCGTTCTCAACCGAACCGGTCGGCGAGCGTCTCCTGGTCAAGGGACTGCTCGAGGGCCACGGCCATTCCCGGACGACAGCCTTCCCGCTGCCGGCCGAAGTGTCAGGATCGAAGAACAACGTCCAAGGCTGGGGATCTTCGATGTCCTACGGCAAAAGATATTGCACGATCGCGCTGCTGAATATCGTCAGCGAGGCGCCGGAGGATCAAGACACCGATGGGCGCGATGGCAATTTCAAGCGCGCCAAGGGCGGCGGCCTCGCCGAGGTTCCGGCCGAGGTCGAGACCGTAGACCAAGGCCAAGTCATCAAACTGGTCGAACTCATCGAATGGTGCGGGATCGGCACCAAGCGATTCTGCGAGCATTACACGATCGCCAAGGTCGCCGATCTGCCGAAGAACCTTTACGGCGCCGCAGAAAAGGCATGCAAAGATTATCACGAAAATCAGCAGCGGAAAAAGAATGGCTAAAGCCGCAACCATCAAGAATCCGCCGAAGTCGCTGCTCGTCATCCATGACTGCGAGCAAGGAACCGACGAGTGGAAAATGCTGCGGCTTGGCCTGCCAACCGCCAGCAACTTCGCGACGATCATGGCGTCTGGCCGGGATGGCGGCGCATCGGTCACCCGGACAAAACTTCTGTATAAATTGGCAGGAGAGCAGATCACGGGACAAGTCGCCGAAGAATATCGGAATGCTGCGATGGATCGCGGCAACGCGATGGAGGATGAAGCCAGGCAATCGTATTGCCGGAGATACGGCGTTGAGCCGCGACGCGTCGGTTTCGTGCAAAACTTCGAAGGTCTAAAAGCCTGCGGATGTAGTCCCGATTCCCTCATCGGGTTCGATAGCGGCTTGGAAATAAAGACGGCCAAAGCCGAAGTTCTGATCCCGCTATTGCAGAAACCGCCGGCCGTTCTTTCGGAGCATCGCGCTCAGATTCAGGGGTCTATGTGGATTTGCGAGCGCGACCAATGGAATCTCACTGTCTATTGTCACCCGTCGATGCCAGCTCTGGACGTCCGGAATATTGAGCGCGACGACAAGTTCATCCAAGAATTATCGAATGAGGTGCAGCGATTCAATTACGATCTCAAAACCCTAGTACGATATCTTCGTGAGATGAGGGCTTCGGGATGAATTGTTCAATCGAAGGGTGCCTTGAGAAGGCTAAAACTCGGACGTGGTGTCCAGAGCATTATGACATGTGGAGACTTCGCGGTGATCCGAGTGCTGAACGTTTTCGCGCGAGGCGTGGGGAACCTCTGCAATGGATCCATGATCATGTTCTTTATGAACATGACGATTGTCTTCTGTGGCCTTTTGCCAGAAGTTCAAATGGGTATGGCAGAAATGCAGAAGTCAATCGCATCTGACTTCAACGTCACCAAGGCTATGGTCTGCCGAATTAATGTCGGAACGGGATGGGGATGGCTTACGGGTCGCGGTCACGCGAAAGTGCCATGACCGTGAAAAAACCACAGCGCATCAGGCCCATTGCCTGTGTCTGGACCGGGGAGCACTTCATTCCGCTGCCCAGGTTCAAGCGGCTGTGCAATCAACAGTTCGAGGTGAACGAAGAGTACGCACTGATCCCCTCCGAAGATCGTTCGATGTCCAGCCACCGCGGGTACTTCGCGCAGATTCGGGAAGCGTTTGACAATCTTGCCGAGGAGTACGCGAACGGATACCCAAGCCCGGAGCACATGCGGGCCGCTGCCCTGGTCGAGGCCGGCTACTGCACCGAATCGAATTACGTCATGGATAGCCCGAAGGAAGCCCGGCAACTCGGGATCGCGCTGCGCCGCATGAGCCCGCTGGCAATCATTCGGATCAGCGGGAACGTGGTCAAGCATTTCGAGGCGGAATCGCAATCGTGCGCCGCGATGAAAAAAGAAAAGTTTGAAGCATCAAAAAAAGCGGTCTTGGCGATCGTCGCATCCATGGCGCGGACTACGCCGGCCGAACTCAAGAAGAACGCGGGGAAATCAGCATGACCACCTATCGAACCTGCCGAGGCTGCATCCTTTCCGGGAAACCATGCGAGACCCGCCAAGAGTTGGCTGGTCGCCTGAAGGGGCTCGGCATTACGTCGGTGAAATGGAACTGCAAGGTACGTGAGGCCCGCATCAAGACCGGTGATCCGGTTTGGGTTGAGACCGTAGCAGCGACGGACGAATTTGATGATGAGGGAATGCCCTATCGCGGCGAGTTCCCCGCCTATGCGATCGAGGATAACGGCTCAAAGTTTACGGTCTTCATCGACGAAGGCGCCGAAGAGCGCCACGATGAGGATTTGAAATTCAAACCCGGCAACAATCGTGGCTTCTGCAATATTCCTATTTCTCGCATCACCGCCCGCGATGCCGATCGGCAGGAAATCTGCAAGTCATGTTCGTGGCCTGCGTACAAGGGCCATCACGGCGGGTTCGTGCTCGCGTTCGGCGGGACGCGTACCTATCACCGGCTCGCGGTCGCGATCGAGGATGCCGGCTTTGAGATAAGGGACATGGTGCAATGGCTGTACGGCAGCGGCTTTCCGAAGTCGCACGATGTCAGCAAGGGGATTGATAAGGCGGCTGGCGGCGGTGGCTGGTCTGCCGGTGTGGTCGATATCACCGAGCCCGCCACCGACGCCGCAAAACAGTGGGCCGGATTCGGAACGGCTTTGAAACCGGCCAATGAACCTATCTGCATGGCGCGCAAGCCGTTGGAGCATGGTCTCACCGTCGCCGCCAACGTTTTGAAATGGGGTACGGGTGCGATCAATGTTGATGGGTGTCGCGTGGTCTATGCGAGCGACTCCGACGAACACGAGAGCAAGACAAAGAACCAGCACAGCGATCACAATAACGGTGCGCGCAACAACGTGGTATTTGGCGAGGACAACAAGCCGCGACCGAACTACAGCGCCACAGGCCGCTTCCCCGCCAACGTCATCACCGATGGAAGCGACGAAGTCACCTCACTGCTGCCGGTCAGCGGTGGCACGAAGGCGCGCGTCGGCAAGCGGACCGGCCGAGCGACCGTCGTGACGGACGCCGGCTATCGCATGGCCGAGCAGGATGAAGTTGCCATGGGCCATGACGATGCCGGCGGGTCGGTGGCGAGGTATTTCTACCAGGCCAAAGCCAACAAGACCGAACGCGCAGGCAGCAAGCATCCGACCGTCAAGCCGATCGCGCTGATGCGCTACCTCTGCCGATTGGTCACGCCGCCAGGCGGAACGATCTTAGATCCATTCGCCGGCAGCGGCACCACGGGCGAGGCCGCTATCCTGGAAGGGTTCTTCCCGATCATGATCGAGCGCGAGGAAGAGTACCAGGCGGATATCCGGAGTCGGATGGAAGCCCTCGGCGCGAGGGCGGTAGCATGAACGCACCACGCGCCTATTACAACGAGATCGACCCCGAGGCGGTCGAAGTGCTGCGTGAACTCATTGCTTCAAACGTGATCGCAGCAGGCGATGTCGATTCCAGATCAATCAAGGACGTAAACTCAGATGACATCGCAGGCTATACCCAATGCCATTTCTTCGCAGGTGCCGGCCTCTGGAGCATCGCCGCCCGGCTCGCAGGCTGGAGCGACGACAAGCCGCTCTGGACCGCCTCGTGCCCGTGCCAGCCGTTCAGCGCCGCAGGCAAGCAAGGTGGTGCCGATGATGCAAGGCATCTGTGGCCGGACCTATATCGAATCGTCCGTACCGCCCGCGCAGCAGGACAGCACGTTCCTGTTCTCGTGGGAGAGCAGGTTGCGGGAGCGGCTGGCTATGGTTGGTTCGACGGAGTTCGCGCTGATCTGGCGAGAGAAGGTATCGCCGCTCGGACAGTCGATATCCCGGCTTGCGCGGTCGACGCGCCACACGAACGGAACCGGTTGTGGTGGTGCGCTCTCCTTCAAGGACAGCCACCAACCCGGCAACTGCAGCAGCATGAACAAGATGGTCGAGCTGTCGCAGGGCACGCCGATGGATCGTACCTCCCTCTGGGTTACGCCATCGGCACGCGACTGGAAAGACAGCGCGGGGATGTCGACCGCCGGGCCGGACGGCCGCAATCGGATCGACCAGTTGCCACGACAGATGTCGGCGACCGACGCAACGGCACCTTCTGGTCCGACGCCGAGTGGATCACCTGCCACGACGGCAAAGCGCGGCGCGCCAAACCCGGAATTTCCATGCTGGTTGATGGGATGGCCGGACGAATTGGTCTCTGGCGCCTTGCGGGCAATTCAATCGTTCCGCAGCTCGCGGCGGAAGTCATCGCCTCGATCCTCGACGTCGAAGCGCAAACCCTGAGAGAGATGGAACTATGAAACGCATCTATTTGGCGGGACCGATGAGCAACATCCCGTTCTTCAACTTTCCGGCGTTCGATGCCGCGGCCTACATGCTGCGACGCCAGGGCCACTTCGTCTTCAACCCGGCGGAGCGCGACGTCGAGCGCCACGGCGAGGACATCTCGGTCGGCAATTTCACAGGTTGCCTCAAGCAGGCGATCGAACATCACGCCTTCTCTCTGGAAGACGCGCTGATGGACGATCTCACTTTCATCATCAAGGGCGGCTGCACCACGATCGCCTTTCTTCCGGGCTGGGAATACTCAGGCGGATGCTCGATCGAGTGGGTCACAGCCAAACACTTCAAGCGGGAGTTCATGTACCTATGACCCTACCCCTCACAACAATGTCGGTGCAGATCCCGCCGGAGATCAAGCACCAGGTCCGTAAGGCCGCCCAACGAGATGGGCGTCTGCGTCTCCCTATGGGTCGAGGCAGCGCTTGGGATGGCCCTTACCGAACCCCGCTTGCTGGAATCTTACATGCTGGATGCCGAGCTATGAGTGGAGTCGCTTGCTCAAAACATAATTACGCATCGCTCAGTCAGGATACATGTGCAACCCATGATCAGTGACCTTTTCGACTGGACCCCGCCGCCCGGATACCCGCAATCACCGGGATGGACCGAACCGACGACATCCCGCGATGCCGCCGCCAAGATCGCGCCGCGCGCCAAGACAATCCGCGATCAAGTCTTGCTCGCATTTCAGGTCGCTTGGCCGGCGGGGCTGACCGCGGATGATGTTGCGGCCAAGATCGGGAAATCTCCGTTCAGCGTTCGGCCGAGGTGTTCCGAGCTTCTGGCGTTGAAAGAGATCATGCCGACCACGCGCCGCCGCCCGAACGAAAGCGGTGTCGATGCCATCGTATGGGTTTGCCGGCAACCGACAGGGACCATCTGATGGCGCTCAAGCTATTCACCATTGAGGAAAAACTCGCCGCTGTCCGCGCTGAGATCGTCGCACAGCGATCGGTCGCACGCCCGCCGGGGTCCGCCGCACAGCGCCATTACGATATCCTGAAATCAATCGCGGCCGATCTGCAGGGGCGGCTTGAACTCCCCCGCAACAATGCGCTGGGCGATCTGAGTCGCTCCATGGAACGCATGGTCCAGTCCAAGACGGAACTCGGCTATTACGACGTTGAACGGATGGCGCAGGTTGCCACCGTGGTGATCAGCAAATGGCCGATCATCACCCAGGCGTTGGAAAATTTTGGAGAGGTCTCAGCCGAATGACGAAACAACCGATTCCAGATGCTGCGCTTGATGACCGTCTTGGGTTTGTCGGGACGGCCGGTTCCGGCAAGAGCTACAATGCGATGGGCCGTGTCGAACGGTTGCTCGCTAAGCATGCGCGCGTCTGCTGCGTTGACCCGCTCGGCGTCTTCTGGGGATTGCGCCTTCAGCAGGACGGCAACGCCGAATCGGGTTTCATTTTCCCGTAACCTCAAACGAAGGAGATAAAAGTGTCGTCAATTCCAGGACCGAAAGAAACTGCCCTCCGCGCCATGCGGGAGGACAAAGCATCAAGGGTAAAGAAGCCGTCGAAGGCTGACCTCCGGAAAACGATCGAGAAGATCAAGCCGGTGACCAAGCCGCGGAAGCGCGGCCGATGATCCGGCGCCTTCGCGATTGGCTCCACGACGTCACCGCGCGCATGATGTCGCGCTGCCGTGTCTGCGGATCGAGCGCCAATGTCCTCATGTACGACCCGCGCGGCATCTGGGCCTACTTGATTAGGCAGACATGGTGCCCGCCGGACTGCCCCGATCACGATTACGTCCATGATCGGCACGAGCGATGCCACTATTGCGACAACTGCGGGCAGGAACCGCCTTACGATTGGTGTGAACGCTGATGCCGCGACTTTATAGACCTGCGATTCCTCTGTCAGTCAAATGCGAGGTTGCCCGCAGGCAGATCGCGCACGGATCGCCGACATTCAACTTTTTGAATGTTCCAGAGAAGCCGCTTTGGTTGCGACTTAGCCTCTTGCTTACGCATCTGGCAAAGCAGATCGGATGCCGTGTCGATGAATTACGCCTTGATCACGATCCTGCCCTTGGCGCGCGCGCGAAATCGGTATGGTCAACCACTGGGAAGACCCATTACATCCCGGAGGCCAACAGTCCCCAGCATCTGGCCTATCGGCCGCACGGCCCGGAGCACGCCGGAAGCCATCTCATAAAAACTAACGTGAGGGGCGACCACGGCCAGCACCCGGACCGAGTCCTGATCAAGAAACAGCGCCGCATTGAGAACCCGAAGCCGAAACGCAAGTTCAAATGGGCATCGCGGAAATTCGAGAGGAAGAAGGCATGAAGACCGCCGTCCTGGTCGATGAGGTCGACCGCCGAATCGGAAAGCTCCAGGTCCCGGAGTCCTGTTTCGTGATCCGGCATGCTGATGCAACCTTCGTCCGAACCGAGCAATATGTCAGGCTCTATCCGCGGCAGCGGTCCGGCGGTGTCGCGGTCGTATTTCAGCAGACGGAGCCCTTCGTTCGCGCAAGGCTGGAGGCGATATGACTTTCCCCTATGTCTATCGCTGGAACCGCCAAGGCCGGAAGGGAAAATTCTGCAAGTTGATTTGCCGTGGCACGATGAACAGCATACAAGCGGCAACTCGATCATGAAGAGGAAATCGCCATGACTGTTGAAAACGCGATGGCTAATTTCTTCCACCTATCTCCGATCATCCTGGTGGTCGTCGGGATCGTGATGGCAATCAAGGAGTCTATTTGATGGGCGAGAAAACTGAGATCGCTTGGTGTGATCACACTTTTAACGGATGGATTGGCTGCCAAAAGGTCTCGGCTGGCTGCGACAATTGCTATGCCGAGACATTGATGGACAAACGGTATCACAAGGTCGAATGGGGACCGCACGGCGAGCGGAAGCGCACCAGCGAGGCAAATTGGAAACTGCCGTTCCGATGGGCGAAGGCGGCGCGAGCCAGCGGGCGGCGTCCGAAAGTGTTTTGTTCGTCGCTGGCGGACGTGTTCGATAATCAGGTGGATCAATCGTGGCGGATTGATCTATTTGATTTGATCGATGCGACAGAGGAACTGGACTGGCTCCTGCTTACGAAGCGTCCCGAAAATGTTGCCAAAATGTTGCCGACGAATTGGAGGAATGGCCGCGATAATGTTTGGCTCGGAACGACATGCGAGGATCAGGCCGCCTATGATCGCCGTTGGCCGATACTGATGGATTTGAGGAAAAGCCGGACTGGCTGATTTGCGGCGGCGAAAGCGGGCAGGGGCACCGCACAATGAACCAGTCATGGGCATACCGGATCATGGATGAATGCGAGCGGTTCGCCGTCGCTTTCTTCATGAAACAGATGTCAGGCACGAACCCGCGAAACATCCCGATCCCGTTCGATTTGATGATCCGCCAGTTTCCATCCCCGCTGCGGGCAGCAGCATAACCAGGAGACAACGACAGATGCGACGCTTTTTTTTCACGATCTTATTCATCGCCGGAATTGGCCCCGCAATTGCGCAGACGCCGTCGACGCCCGCACCTTCGACCCCTTCCGCGGAGATCAAGTTTCCGGATCCCATCAAACTTACGGTGAGTCGCGCGACCCTCCAGTTAATCGGTCAAGGCGTCATGAAACTCCCTTACGAGGCTGCGGCCCCGGTGCTGACGGATCTGCAAAGGCAACTGAACGATCAGGATGCCGCCGCCAGGATGGAGAAATCGAAGGAGAAAACGATCCCAAAGGGGCCGGAACCCAAAGATCCGGTGAAGGATTAGTCTGGAAGTCCTGTCCGGCGCCCGGCGGAGGGTCGCCGAGCGATTATTCCGCCCCGGCCGCTACTCCGGCCCTTCCGAAACGAAACAGGCCCCGCAGGGCGTTCCCGGCGGGGCCTGTTCTTTGCCCATCCCGGCGGCGGTACGTCCGCGCCGCGGGGACAGTTCCATGCCCAAAGAAAAGGGCGCCCCGCAAGGAGCGCCCGAAGTTTGGGAGGTTAACAGAAAATTGTCTACATGACGGAACCGGGATTTGCAAGGGCCTCAGCAGCCCCGGCAGACGCCGGGATGGAATGGTTCCGCCGGCGGGAGCGCATCGAACTGCGAATTACCGCTGTAGGTGAAAGGGAGTAACGGCGCCGCCACCTCCCGCGAGCAGCGTCAGCGCGTAAATCAGGCAGAGAATCAAAACTATGACCCATACCAACTGCTCGATTCGGACCGGGATCGGGATGAACATCTTGATCGCATAGAGCAGAAGCCAGATGCAGCCGCAGACCACGATAATCCCGATGGCAAGCCATAAAATGCTGATTGCAAGTCCGACCATAGCGCGGTCCTCCCGGTGAACTGTGGCAACCCGGCTAGGCCGGGAAGGTTCCGTGCTGGAACCGGGTGGCACAAAAATAATTTGGTTTTGGCACAAATAATCGTTGCATGGCACCGAAATTCGTGGCACAAATAATCCGTCGAACAGGGAGATTGACATGGCTTATACAGCGAAAATCCGGGGCAACATCATCGTTTCCGACGAATTGTCCGTCATCAGCAAGGCCTACTGCCGCATTCGGGATGAGAGCGGCGAAGGCGGATCGACATTCCGCCCTGTCAACGTCAAACAGGACGGCAAGGTCATCGGCAGCATTTCATACAATGGCCGTATCTGGAGCCAGTCGGTTGCCGAGAAAAAGGCCAGCGTCTCGGGTGGTGATATCAGCACGCTCATTTACGAAAACCGGATTTGAGCCCATGACGACGGAAATCGCAACCCTGCCGGTTCTGAGCGAAGGCGCAACTTACCGCCTTGAAATCATGAGCGAGGAGCGGGTCAAGAAAGCCGTATTGCATCACATCGTTGACGACGCGCCGCTTGGTCGCGGGTTTTCTTTCCAGATCGGGAAGCGCCGCCAGTTCGTTTATGAGCGCGATCTGCGCCCCGGTCCCGTGGCCGGATATCTGATCGCATCGATATGATCGCCGCATTGTTTGTCGATGGCGCCGGCTGCTATGCGGGTCTCCCCGACGTCGATGTCTGGGACCTCGCGCGGGATGCCCGGTTTTACCGCGGACCGCATCCCGTTATAGCGCACCCGCCATGCGAGCGGTGGGGCCGCTATTGGCACGGCTCGCCGCGCAAGCCGCATCAATACGAGTCGTATCGGGATGTCCGCCATGATCGGCGGCAAAGACAAATCGCGAATCAGAGCGGCAACACCGCTTCCATTCCGGGATTTGCTGCTCTCAATGGTGAGGAATCCGTCATGAAGAAGGCCAAACCAGCCTCGAAGCGCGGCCGAGGCCGCCCCAAGATCACCGGCCCGCGCCCCTGGCAGACAGAAGGCATATCCCGCCGGACATGGTATCGGCGCCGAGGGATCAAGATTCCGCGGGTTGAGCCGGATCGGCTGGGGAAGTGATTTCCTCGAATGTGACCAGATAGCATTTCCCAACGATCAGATCGACGGTCGATCGCCGCAGGCTCGATATGATATGCTCCCCGTTGAGCTTCTCTGTCGGATCACCAGCAAGATGGCTGATCGTCTTTCCATCCGCCAGATCAACCGCCGCGGTGCATCTGACGATGACGGATTGCGACATGCTATTTCCCCCCGCTGCTTTTCATTTCGACTTCGAGCTTCGATATCCGCTCAACGAGGGACTGCAGGGTCGGAAGCTTTTCGCGATCGTCATTCTGCAACTGCTCGATTTGTTTTTCATTGAGCGTCTGCCGGGTTTGGAAGTTGCCGCGCTCTACGTTCTCTTCCGCATGCTGGAGCAGCCGGGCGTCCTCATTCACCTTCATCAAGGCAAGTTGGGCGGTGTTGATCTCGATCTGGGTCTGCAGGCTTCCGACCTTGATGGCGCCAGTGATAAGAGCTCCGATGACGCCGATCAGGATAGCAACTGTTCCGATCGCCACGCTGGGGTTCGTTCGGCTTAGAAGGTCGACCTTATCGCCAAGCGCCTTATATTGGGCGTTGTATTCGATCGTCCGGACGAATGTTGAGTTCTGATCCGTAAGCGTTTGGCGGAACTCGTTGACGCCATCAAAGCGCTTGTCAGTTGCTTGCGCTGCGACGTTAACCGCATTGAGCGCGGCGTTGAACTTCGATTCCGTCAGTTCTTTCGCCGCGTCAAGGCGTTCCTTAGATAGAGCATCGATCCGATCAATCCGGCGATCAATCTCCCTCAGGAGATCGTCGTTGTCCCCGCTTCTGTCGGCCCCCGCCATGGCCTCAGAAGGGCCTCCGGGCCCGAGCTCGTTCAGCGATGTTGAACACGCCGGCATGAGGTATCGGGTTTCGCGCGGCGCGGTATCCTGGCGGATATTGCTGGCGTCGAGATAGTACGACCGCATTGACCGCGAGGATCAAAAGCGCGGTGCCAACGAGTAGCGCCATTGAACATGGGGCCATCTTGAATATCACCGTGATGCACAGCGCCAGATCGGTCACGATGAACGCGGCTCGGCGCGCCCACCGCAGCCCGCGGGCATCCTCGCTGCAGGATGGGTCGGACTCTGATTTGAACGCCACATACAAGATCAGGAAGATCCCCGGGACGGCCATCATGTTGTAAATCTGGAGAACGATCATTTTGCGTACCTTTTCATCACCGCAGTGATCCAAGCCTTGGCGAGGGGCATCGCGACGACGCCCACAGCGCAAGCGGCTGCGGTATGGGGAACAGAACTGCCCAGAATATGTTCCATGACTCCGCTCGCCGGCCCGGCAAAATAGGCCCCGAATATCCCGCCGCCGATGACGCTGACTATCACATGCCACGGGTCGGGCTTTTCCAGTGCGCAGGATGCCGCAACACCGCCGGCAAATCCAGCAATCAAATCTTGCAGGTTGAAGTTAAGCGCTGCCATGAAGGTTTCCAGCATCACAATCACCTGGTCATCTGCGCAACGAACATTTGCGTTCTCCACGCCGACTCAGCGGGATCAATGCGGGATCTCAACCATTACGGATAGCAGCAACATCAGATCGCGAGGGTTGACCAAGTGCGCCGGCACCACGATCGGCCATTTGAAATAATCCACGACACGCAGCAGCAGGAACATCTTCGCCGAACAAAAAGCCGTTCCCATCTCATGGTGATGCCCAGGCAGAACGAAACCAGGTATCGCCCACCAATCATATCCCTGGCCGATTGATTCCCGAACCTTGGCGTAAAACAAGTCATGCTGATCTTGAGAAACCGACAGAGGGACCATGCATTCGCAAAGGCGACCGTCCGGCAATGTGTCGAGGCTGTCGTGGTCGTAGCCCGCGGGATGTTCGGTCATGCCACCGAAACCGAACTCGCCGATGCACGTTCCCTCGGGCGTCACGCATTCCGCATGCGACGGTGTGAACGGCATGCAGACGCCTTCACGCCAACTGATCAGATCGGTGGCGATGCCTTTGTGCCGAACAAATCGGATGGTGATTTCAGGCATCCCGCACTCCCCGGTAAAAAAGAATCGGCCCAGCTCCGATGAGCTATATCGAAGCAGAGCCGACTATGCACGCATTACGCGAAGATGGCTATAATCAGAACTCGATCGCGACACCGGCAATATACTTGGTTCCCACCGTTGAGACGACGCCCTTCGGTCCGCCGAACAGGATCCCCTTATTTTCGAACACGGTCTCAACGTACTCGCGAACTGCCGACCCGTTGCTCAGTTGCTCCATCAGGTCCAGTTCGATCTTCGGCGAGAAGCTCCAGACTTTGTTGGACCCGGCCCCGAGATAGGCCACCGTGACGTCATCCGCCCGGAAGCCGGCGCCGAATCCAGCATGCACATTGCTGGCCGTGACGCCCGCTGGTAGCAACGGAAACGGGGCGATGTTCGCGAACGGGTTCGGCAGGCTGAGCAGCGAGAATGCATTCTGGATTGTCGATACCGGGGTCCATACCAATGCGGTGCCCTCGGCAGAAACCGGCCCCGAAACCGAAAATCCCTGATTGGCGCCGTTGAAGTTGTTGGCGGTGACCTTGCCCTCGATCGCGTAGGCAAACAGGCTATTCTTGCTCCCCCAGGCATAGCCGAAGTTCATGCCGATCCCGGCGGTGGTCGTAGTCAGGCTGGCCGGGTTGACGCCTGGCACGCTGGCGGTGACCGGGCCGGCGCCGGCCTCGGTGAGAATGCCGATATAGGGGCCGGACGTCCCGAACGGATACCCGCTCAGCAGGTTTGTGGGCGCCTTGGTGGCGACATCTGCGGCCGAAGCCGCGAGAGGGAATAGAGCGGCGATTGCCGCGAGCAGGAGTTTCTTCATAGGTGATCCCCTTTTGGGTGGGTTGACGGAAGCCGACACGTTTACGCCGGCGACCATGACGGGAAACCCTATTCCGAGGTTCCCGCGGGGAATTTACCTGCCTGTGGTATTTTTGCCTCAGCCCTTCGGCGCCGGCCCGGCCGCGAAGGCGAGTATCCTCTCAGCAAGCGGTAGCAGGGCCACCAGATCCGGATATGCCGCCTTCAGCGTCGGAAGCATGTCGGCGATCAGCGGGGCCGCCTGCACCCAAAGCGGCATCAACTTCTCAACGATCGGTTCGATCTTCTGGAGGTCCGGTTCCAGCTTCTTTGCCGCGGCGATGATCCGCGCCGCCCCGGGGATAGCGGCGTCGATATCCGCGATCATGTCAGGCGGGACGTTGGCAATCCCGAGACCGAGGCGAATTAGGCCGTTCACGTCAGCGCTGAGGTCGGAGGTTCCGTTTTCCGGATCGGGGCATCGGTCAGGAGCGCCGGCATCGGCAGCGGAGTGGCTGGAGGCGATACAGCCGCCGCAGGGGCAGCCACGGCGGCCACCGGTGCGGCCGGGACGACATGGGGAGCCAAGACAGCATCCGGCCCGATGGCGCTCAGCGCCGCCGCGGCGCGGGCCTGAAGCGCCTCGACCACCTTCGGATCGTTCAGGTCGACCCCGCCGAGATCCTTGATGGTGTCGACGCCGTGCGTCTGCGCATAGGTGACGGCCTGCGCAATGACCTGATTCTTGACCTGGACGTTCAGCTTTCCAGTGAGATCCTGCCCGAGCTTCGCGGCACCGTCGTGCAGCCCGTTCGTAATGATCGAGTTGAGCTTGTCGGACATCGCCTGCGTCGCATCGAGCCCGGCCTTCTTCGCAACGGCCATGACCCATTTCGTGACAAATGACCCGATGACGGTTCCGAACAGCGCGACCAATGCACCGAGCAGATCGGCAATCCATGTCCCGACGCTGAATGAGGCGGTCGGTTCGGCCGACGCCGGAGGGGCAACCACAATCGCGACCTTGCCGGCGGGGTCGACCTGGGCCTGTGCCTGGCCGATGGCTACAGGGCCTCCTACGGTCGCCGGCGGCGCCGACACTGTCCCCGGGAATTGAGCGGCGGCCGGGGCCAGCAACGCGAGCAGCACCGCTGGCACCATCATCAGTCGAAACATCGGAGGATCTCCTATTCCGGGAAATTTCTCTCTATCACGGCGCAGAAGGCGGCGTAAGCCTCTTTGAGTTCCACGATGCCGGTCTCGAATTGCCGCGCCGCCGCGGGGATGCCTTCGGATATCCCGTTCGCCGCCGATGTCACCACGCGCGCCTTGGTAGCGTCGATCAGGCCATCCTTGACCGCCTGCAACATCTCCACCCGGGACAGGCTCACGGTGTCACCTTCTCGGATTCCTCAATCGCCGCAATCGCGGCCTTGAGCGCGATAACGGTTTCCGGGCCGGCGAAGTCAACCTTCATCCCGAAATTTCGTTGAAAATGCTCCACCGCCTTTTTGGTCTGGTCGCCATAGCTGCCGTCTTCGGCAAGGGGCGGCTGCCACCCGAGGCGATTCATTGCGTGCTGCACGAACACGGTGTCACCACCGGAATCCGGCGCCGCGATACCGGAATGAACCGGCGGCGGGATCACCAGCGTGAGCGCCACAGTCGGGTCGATCTCTGCCATCCGGCGACCGATCGGGATCATCCCGAGTTGCGGATCCATCACGTTCGGATCGAACTTTCCGTCCTGAACGTATTTCCCGCGGGTCTGGATGTTCGTCCCGCCCCAGAGATACGGCGTATGCATGTGGTGGACGTCCCGGTAGCCCATGCCGTTGAAAAGCTCGCCGTAGAAGCAGATCAGTTCCCAGGTCCAATTTGCAGATCCGACGCGATCCAGTCCGTTCAGATGATAAGCTGCGACCGCCGAATCCGCCCATGTCCGGAAAGGTCCGTTGTGCGGAATTATCTTTGAAATGCTCGTCAGGGGCCAACCCTGCGCAGCATTGCGGGTAAAATTCGACGAAGCCTCACGCTCAAACGATGGCCCGATGAAAACGATCGGGACGCCGGTTGCCGCAGTCACCGGCTCATATCGTGTTTTGTATCCGAGCAGCTTTATCGCGACGTGATCGATGGCCTCCCGGCACTCCGGCCGGATCACCATTGCGGAAAGCAATTGCGAGTACTCTGTTCGGAGGATCTCGTAGGGATGTTTCATTTTCTCCCCTCTCCCTATTGGCAGAGCCCGGCCTGATAGCCGCTTGGAACGGGATACATGAAGGGAGACGCGCCGAAATTATAGGTGAACATACTGCCGGGGTTGCCGTACATCGACGTGGCCGGAAATAGCGTGGCTGGCGTGCCACTCATGGTTCTCGTCACGGAGTAGCCGGATGGACCCGTGACAGTTGCGACACCAGAGAAACTGTCGTAGTCCATTGCGTAGGTGCCATTTGGCATCGCAGCCGTCGCGCCGGGACCGGGCGTGAAGTTGGTCGCGTGGGTGTATCCAGCCGCCGCGCTGTAGCCGACCGCGAACCCCGTTCCTCCGCTCCCCGTTGAGTTGTTCGTCGAGATTGTGGAGTCCTGCAACCCGACATAGCTGATCGCGTTCGCTGAGTCGGCCACCGTCCACTCGAAGTGCACCCGTAATGTGCTTGGCGCGATGCCAGTGACGGCCCGGACGAGTTCGTGCGCGTTCGATCCGTCGCTTGTCGCCATCAGGTTGCCGCTCGACAGCGTGATACCGGCGCCCTTGTCGGCGGGGTTAAGGCTATCGAACGTGGTACAAAGTGGGGGCGGCGGCGGCGGCGGTGCCAAGGCGCTGGCATCGACGTAGTAGAAAGTCACCATCACGGTCGCATGGTTTGGGGGTGCGAGGGTGCCTGGAGCGATGGTCGGACAACTGCCGTGCAGGTCTTTCAGGACTCTCCCGTTTGGAGACACATACCCTACTGGCGGGAACATCCACACCAGCCCGGACGGGTACATCACGGTGCCATTGTTTTCGGTCCCGATGCCACCCTCGATATCCGACGGGTACGTCGATCCGATCTGCCAATACGGGTGGCCGTCGCCGGGCGTCATGTCCGTGATCTTGTGCCCGACGATCTTGACCCAGTGGTTTTCCCATGGTGTCACGGCCCAAGGGCCGTAGATGGGCGACGGTGCGGGGGACGCCGTAAGCGTCCACTGGTTCCACATATCCGCCCCGTTACAGGTGCCGTCGAACTGGACGCTATAGCTGCACACGAGCTGGTCGCCTTGCAGCACGGGATAACTGGCGTTGCCGCAATTCTGCATCACGGTCGGCGGCGTCTGTGCGTCGGCGCTGGAAGCGAGCCCGAGCACAAGCGCGATGATGAGCAAGATAGTTCTCATGGTTTGAACCCTACTACAATGGCGGCCCAATTGCCGCCACCACCTCCGAGAGTCGGCGAAAACGTCAACGAGCTCGATGATCCATTAACCTGCGTGCCGCCATCAACACTGGCAGTCGGCGAAGTTCCTGCGACCGAATCCACAAACGGCGTAGCCCATCCATGCGTCGTGTCTTGTGTAAATGCGGCCACTGGACCAACAACGTCAGCCTGCCCACATAACGCAACGAACAATTCTCCGGCGACAGCGGGAGTCCCAGACGTGACCGATGGGGACACGCTATTTCCGGTCGCTGATGCCGATACTGCGCTATCGGCCGCCTGGGATACCATGTTTCTCGCATAGAATGCCGAAATCGCCGTAATCGATCCTGTCAGGAACTTAGTGTATGTAATTGTTCCGCTAGTCAGACTGGCCGAGGGCGCTGAGTAAATGCCGCATGTGCCATGCAGACTGTTGGGCGAGGCGGCCTTGATCAGCGTATAGGTGTTGACACCATCGGAAACTGTGCCCGAGCCGCCTGTTCCACTATTGTATTCGCATACGCCAACAATGATCAGCGAACTCGCAGGAACCGTGACAGCGGTTAGCGCGAGCGTGGCTCCCGACGTGTTGTTGTTCACTCCGATATTGGTGACAGTGATCGACGATGCCGCTGCGTGGGTCATCCCAGGACCGGGGAACGCGACAGATTGTGCTTGGGCACTTGCAGCCCATAAAGCGAATAGCAGTGTGAGTGGTGCGCTAAATCTCATCGCACGACCCTCCAATTGATGGTCACCGCGCCCGGCGTGATGCTCGACCCGGTATTATTGCAGACCTTGAAATTTGCCTGCCCTGAGGTCAACCAAGGAATAATCGTTAGCATCCCGTTGGTCGAGGCGATGTAGCCGGTAACTGCCGTTGGGTCAGCATTAAACGATGCAGTGATGACATCCGTAGTCGCCGCATTTGTGGCCGTAGCTGTTACTGCGCTCGCACACGTGCCGGAGCTGATAGCTCCCGCGCCCATAGCGGTAGCTCCGCTGGCAATCGTCGTCGTGAGACCACCATTTGCGCTGAGGTTAGCGGCGATGGCCACCGGCACACCAGTCCCGAAGGCCGACCCAGATAACGACGTGTTGAGAACCGGAGAGGTAAGAGTCGGACTCGTTCCTCCCACCAGCGAGCCGGACCCGGTCGCAGAGTTCGCGAACGTCGTGCCTCCATAAGTGAGAGCAGCGGACAATGTCGTGGCCGGTGTGATGGTGACGGCACCGGTCGAGACACTCCCGATTGCGATGGTGCCGGTGCCCTTTGCGTTGATCGAGAGGTTGGTGTTCGAGCCGCTGTCGATCGCCGCCAATGCCACGGTGCCGCCCGTAGCAGCACCCTTGATGCTTAGTCCGGCCGCCTGTGAAGCGGTTGAGGCATCGACGACGAATGCTGGGTTGGTGGCACCATTGAGGCCAACCGCAAGTGCGCTCGTAGACGATGATGTGATCGTGTCGGCGCCGCTGGCGAGCGTGGTGATGCCGTTGACGGCGCCGCCAAAGGTCCCTCCAGCAGAGAATGCGAAGGTTCCGGTGACGGCCAGCGCGTTGCTGCCGATGGTAGCGCCACCGATCGCAAGCGACGTTGCTGTTGCGACGCCAAGCGCCGGGGTCACGAAGGCTGGAGACGTGGCGCGCGCATAACCGCCGGTCCCGGTCGGCGCCGTCCCGTTATTGTAGAGCGAGCCGGCGAGATTGAGGGTTCCCACCCCTTCGTCGATGGCGGCGCCCGTGGAAAGGCCGCCGTCCAGCCCGAATATCGTCAGGGCCGTCGATAAAGGATTCTGCGACGATCCGGTCAGCCCGGCCGGAGCAACTTGGAACACGATATTTCCGCCCGCCCCTGTTCCGGTGCCGCGCGAACCCTGCAAGGTCCACGAGACGCCCGCCGTATTGCTGGTTCCGGCAATGACGTTTTGCACCAGAAGAGTTTGTGCAATCGGAGCCGCGCCATCGGCCGAACCGAAACGCAACGAAGCTACCCCAGCCCGCTCCATGTGGGTGTCGCGAGCCGCATTGCCGGGGCCGAAGCTTACGGATCCGATGTCAGCCGAGTTCGGTCCTATCCTGGTTCGCGCGAACGTGTCTCCGGTGATCTGCGCATACCATCCCGGTTGTGTCGTCGTTAAACCCTGAGTGGTTTGCAATCCGGTGAATGTATTATTGCCGTTCGTCACGGCGCAGATCGAGCACGCTCCGTTCAACAAATCATAGGTCGCGCCATTGATGCGGACGAATAGGCTCGTCGATGTCTCCCAGACGTCGCCGTTGATCGGTGATGTCGGGGGCGTGCCGGCCGGGATACTCAATCCAGCCAGGCCGGTCGTCGACGCGGCTGTAACAAGCCTCCCCGTCATCGTTCCGCCCGTCGTCAGAACCGGTGGTGCACCGAGATAGTCCTGCTTGTTCGTAAATGCGGCCAACCACTGCGCTGGTGTCGCCACATAGCCAAAGGTCGTCGGGAACCCAGGCCCGCTCTGCGCCAGCGCCGAACCGATCGAAATCGCGGCGAAAACGATGGACGCGATCAGAGCTTTGATTTTTTGCATCTCGGGTTCTCAGTTCGGGAAAGATGGCATCGTCCAGCTATCGATATTAGCCGCTGTCAGATCCTCGACATTACTCATCATCTGAGCCCCGGCGCGGCGAACAGCTTCTATCCTTTGGCGTTCGTTTGCTCGTTGCTGCAGGAAGTCGGTATCCGCGGTCGGGCGACCGCTATCAACTTCGGCCTGAATCTCTTGGGCTGTCTTTTTTCCGATGCCGATCGAGGCAAGAACCCCCTGCTTAGAATAAATGTCGGCAGCTCTGGCCGCATCGGCGATGCGGATATCATTCTCGCGAAGCGCAATGGCTTCGCGTTTTCCGGCCGGAGGCAAGATCACCGAGACGGCATTCTGTTCCGCATCGTTGATCTTTGACAGCAATGTGCTTTTCTTTGCAGCGAGCACATCGGCGCTATCGTCGGTTATTTTGTAGTTCGGTTTCCCGTTCGCATCCACGCTTGCCGCGATCTCTGCATCTGCGGTCGGAGCGGGGTACGGCTGGAAAGCATTGTCCTTCGCAACACCATCCTTTTTGTCTTGCTTGACGCGTGCCATGTGCGCCTGCCAGTCAGCCAACTCTTGACCGTAAGTGGCTACAAGATTTTCGAACTGGCCGTTGTAGGACATGGCGCGAGATTTCGTGATCTCGTGTTGTTGCGCCCATGCCGCCGACGATGAAAGGATAACGAAGATCAAGATAACGGCGCGGATCATAGTTTCAACTCCCACCAGACGAGCACACTTCTTGATACCGTATTGTGCCCAGTGCCTGAACCGGATGACGCGTTTGTCAAAGTGATTCCAGTAGTTGCCGCAGCTATGCCTATCGAGGCCGTCGCCGCTGAACTGCCAGTGTAACCACCCCCGCTTTGCGTTGGCTCGTTCGCCAGATAAGCCGCCGCGTTATTCGCGCTAAAGCCATGTGTATGTCCTGGATCAGTCAAGAAACTAGCGTGCGTGTGCGGGCCATTTTCAGCAGCGATTAAGGAATGAAGATTCTCGCCTACTATCGATCCTGGAGTCGTTGAATTCCCGCTGACAATCGGCACGCCAGACAATAGAGTAGATGATGATCCATTTTGGGAATCAGATCCGGTAATTCCGGTGCCATTCATATTGTAAACCGCGATTGCTTTATTGGCCGCATAATCCGCTGCCGCATTTGCGCCGCGTGACGAAGCACCACCGCCGCTCATATAGATCGGGCATTGCGTGTTCGAGCAGTTATTCCAGATGAACGCGAAGAGAAACTGCGTGTCTGCGTTGGCTCTTCCGGTGGCATTCGACGATGCATTGCCGAGGGTGAGTCCATTCGCTGAGACAAAACCGGTTAGAATTGTCGCCGATGGAAACCCGATGACCATCCCGGTTTGAAATTGACCGGGAGCAGGAACCCAATTCGCTCCCCCTGCATCAGGATTCGTAGTGTTGTTGTCGGCCGTCGACATCCAGAAATCGCCTGGGACGATTGCAGATTGAATGATCGCGCCATTCGGATATCCGTTCGCCGCAGACGACGCGAACGCAGAGTCGTAGAAAATCGGACCTCCGGCTTGGTACCATTGGCTCCATTGCGTGATCTGCTTCAGGATTCCGTTGAAGTCCTGGCCGAAGGGCGGACAGCCGCCGGCCGCGGCCGGAACAAACGTCAGCGGCGGGAAACCATCATTCAGCGACGCCGCGCAATTTTGCGTACCGATCTGGGAACCTGACGGGATTGATCGCAGATAGGGGCGGCCGGCATTGGCTCCCCAAACCAGCGGGAATTTCGGCGGTGTGTTAGCCTGATTTATCGCGAACGCGCTGGTCGGGAAAAGAGCCAGTACGAGGAGCCAAAACCGCTTCATTCGGTGATCTCCTGAGCGTCAAAAATTCTGACTGATGGTAATACCGACGCCTGCCGCTGATGGCAAGACGCCCGATTGTTGGATGATCGCTGACTCGACGGCGGTTAGCGGAAATTGAAACTTGTATGTCAGGCTCATGTTCTGATTGTCGATGACGTAACAGGCACCGCGGAGCGGAAATAGCGCCAGTAAGATTTTGTTTACCGACATGATCGATCCGTCCGATATGTTGCCGGCAGCCTTTGCGAGGATCAATCGACGGAAATCCGTGTCGGATAGCTGATAGTTCGTCGTCGTGCTGCCGCCGCTGAAAAACCCGCCCTGTCCAAATCCGGTCCAGCCCGTTGCCTCGTTGAAACCGAGATAGGAAACACCGCTAGGGAATTGAAGCGTGCGGCTCACCCCGACAATACGGCCCCAGACGTCAAGGCCGTATCCCTGCGCTGTCAGGACATTCCAGATCATGTCGAACAGATTCGACATATTTTGTGTCTGGTCGATCGCCGCGTTGAATGACTCGATAAACGCCGTGATGACCGGTGAGTTCGCGTACTCGACCATCACAGTGAGCCATTCGTCGTAGGACGAAAGGACGCCTATCGGGCTCACGCCTATCTGGAAACCACCGATCGAATTGCTGCCGGGCGTGAAGCCTGGTGCGTACCGCGGGTAAGGAGGGCCTGATGTGTCGGACATTACGTCGTCACCACGATGATGTTGGGCGCGGTAAGCTGCGGCACCTGGTTCGCGTTGACCTGAACAAAGGTTTGATCCGCCGACGATGTCAAGATCGGCGCATTGGCGGTAAGCGCCGCGCCAGATGAGGTTGTCGCATTATTGGTCACATACACGCCCGCGCCGCCCGTGGTGCCGCTGGTCTGGCTCACGATCGACGTATTTGCCGGAACGCCGGAGCCGGTCACGATATCACCGATCCCGATTAACCCGGTGACCGCCGAAGCCGTCAGATTGGTGCCCGAACCGGTGGCCGTGAAGGTGGCACCGGAAACGGTCTGCGTATTGTTGATGTTGTAGGTTCCGGTGCCGCCGGCTCCGGTTCCGAACGATGTAACGAACGTGCCGTTCTGGATGATTCCGTTCAGATCCGAAAGGTAATCGTTGAGCAGGATCGTGCCGGACGTCACCGCCGTCACGGTCAGAAGTGTGCCGACGATGTGACCGACCACTGCGGCGTCGGGCGAATTGGCTGAGCCGATCGAAATCGCGGCGACCTGAGCCCATGTGCCAAGCGCT